GCTGACCGATATCCGGTATTGGTTGCCGCTGAATAATCTCCGGTATTGGTTGCCGCTGACCGATATCCGGTATTGGTTGCCGCTGACTGATATCCGGTATTGGTTGCCGCTGACCGATCTCCGGTATTGGTTGCTGCTGACCGATCTCCGGTATTGGTTGCCGCTGACTGATATCCGGTATTGGTTGCCTTATCATCTTCCCAATCAACTTGCTCTTTTATATATTCAACGCCAGCTTTTATAATTCCGGCAATTCCAATTTCTGCTTTTACGGAAATTTTCTTTCCAACTCTCTTGCTATCATCAGATGATTTCTGGCCATTCTCTTCAAGCTCAACTTCACAATATCTGGAATCTGAAGGTGGATAATAACCGAATACATCCATCGGAAATTCGCAAGCATGGAATCCACAATTACAAATGTCTGCTTTTTCTTCTGTGTATTCTTTTCCAATTTCATAATGGAAATCTCTACACTTTAAATCTTTGTCAAAGCCTTTAAAGCATTTCATTCTTTCTTTTCCTCCTTTGATTTTTCTGCATCAAGCCCAAGCATTCTAAATGCCATTTTCTTTGTGAAATCATAATCGTTCACGCTATTCGCCCAAGCTTCAAATGCCTTTAATCTTCCAACCAGAAGTGCGTATTCCTCATTGGCGTTCTCTGGAATATAATCTGTGCTTTTGGTTTCTCCCATGATTAGTCCTCCTTATCTTTTGCTCCAAATGTTTTAAGCATTTCTTCCAGAAGCGAAACAATCGGAATAATTGCATCTACCTGTTTGAACTTTTCCTTGATTTCTTTGTCAAATTCTTCCTCATTCATAAGACCATGCTCGAAAGAATGTCTAAGCTGCTCTTTTACGTCTTTCTCTTCTCCACCATTTTTTACGAACATCTCTTTAATTTCATGGGTGATAACTGCATACTCTGAAAGAATATCAATCCCTTTACCAGAAATATTAACTAAGCCGTTTTCAAATTTAATCATTGTTTTTCCTCCCTATTTTCTTTTATTATCTCCCTCTGAATGGTATAATGTGTTCAGAAAGGAGGTGTGTTAAAATGTTTCTCAAATTAAAAGTTTCCTGTACTTGTCATTGTGATTACTATATAAGTGAAAGAATAAGTACAGACAAGGTTGTGTGCCCGAATTGCGGAAAGGAACATCCTTATTCTCATAAAATAATTTCAATGCTTCATGCCGCAAATGAGATTGATGATGGCAATGTTCCCGGAGCAGAAACAATAAAAACTTCCGTTATTTCTGAATGGGAAGATGTGACTGAGCGTCAATAACAATCTTCATGTACTCTAAAAAGCCTTTCGCTTCAGTGGCGGACAGACCGCATTCGGCAATTTCGTTTTTTACTTTTTCTACAAGGTCGCTTGCCTTCTGTCCGTTTTTGTGGCGATATAACTGATATATTTTGGAATCATAATCGGATAACCTTTCAGCAACGTAATCATCTGCTAACATTCTTTGTTCACCTCCCCTATTCAATAATTGTAAGATCTTCATCCACCGCAAATGGTTCAGTAACAAATATTCCATCTTCTTTAAAGAGAAGATCAATTTCAACATGTTGCTTATTTGCACACTTCACAACAACTACATTCTCATTTTCTTCTTTGGTATGTGTGAACAAAATATCTGCAATTTCAAAACCTACAAGAGAATGAAAAATTTCTGGATTATCTCCATAAAATTCGTAGCTTTTAATATCTTTCACTGTTTTACCCTCATTTTCTTTCTGAATTAATATCATAATTGCAATCGCGAATCTGCATTTTTGTATTTGTACACGGTTGCCATCCCTTGATGTACTTCACAGCTTCCTCATATCTTAATTTTGGAATGTTGTTTCTTGCGTTTACACCGAAATAAGATTTCACATCTCGATTACATTCTGCGAATACTTTCTTTCCGATTTCTGAATAGGCATTAGATTTCTTTCCGCCCAACGCTTCAATAACCACTAGCGAAACCAGATCCCCAAGATATTTTTGCTGACCGTAGTCAATTGTCATTGTATTTTCAAGTTTTTCGATTCTTTCCTCATGATCTGCTGTGCCCTGGGCAAGAATCTGAATTTGTTCGGCAACCGTCAATGGTTTTCTGTAGGAACCTGTCTTTCGAATTTCTGGGAGAACTTTACTTGTCACCCAGTCTGTAAACCTTTCGGCAGATTCTTTTCTGCTCTGGAAAATCAATTTATACATATTGGGTTCATTTACAAAGTTAGCATTCTGCTTTCTCCCGATACCATCAATGACCTCATTTGTAATGACCCCATCTGCATTTAACCTTGTCTTTGCCTGGCTCGGATTTGAAATTTCTAATGCTTTGCATATATCAATCATGCAAAACCAAGGTTCATTATCAATAGTTATTGTCCGAATATCTCCGAACTCTGGCGAATTAAAAATCTGTAATTCGTTCATTAGTCTCCTTTCTGTGATATAATCTCCTTTAGGAAGGTGTAATCTCTTTTACATAGAGCACATCTACTGGGTTAAATTTCAAACAATATTGCTTTCCAGCGTCATCCCATTCCAAACGTATCAGTTTATCTCTAATGTCTGGTTTCACAATATCATCCGGGAACACACACGGAATTTCGATTGTTTCCCCATTTTTAAATTTGATAATTGTCATCTTCTCCTTATAATCTCTCCTTTCTTGTGTTATACTCACTATAAGAGTGGAGGTGATGATTATTGGTATTTAATGGTTTCTGCGATAAGCAGAACAAAAATTATTCCATTGAAGCTTCTCTCATTAATACTGGATCATTGGATGATTTGACGCCTAATTACACAATAGGTCGAATTAAGTGTAATTATGCAAGCAAAACTGGATGTTGTTCAAATCCGAAACAATGTTCCATTTTAAAAGCTTCAAAATAATTCTGTTTGGCTCTCTGAGATATGGGAGCCTATTCTGTTTGAAATTTCAGCATCCTTGGTGAATCTTTAAACTTGATTCCCTCAATTTCCCCGATACCTTTCTGGTTCACCTGCAACATCTGCAAGTCCGTGGATAAATTTAAAGCATTCAGATCAATGGAAAGAATAGGTTCTGAATCTCCAACTCCCTGTTTCAGCTCAAAGCTTCTTACCCCTTCGAGTTTGTGACCGTCCACAAGGATTTCTGTAAATATTCCACATTCGCCATCTACTTGACGAATTTCAATTTTTGATTTTTTCATGCAATTCCTTTCTTAATAAATTTTCAATTCAATTTAATTGAATCTATTGGGCACAAAAATAAAGTCCATAGGAATCCCAGAAAGTTCACTCATTTTTCTAAGTTGTGATAATGTTGGTTCTGTCTTTCCTTTTTCCCAGTTAATAACTGTACTATTGGAAATACCGAACATTTCAGCCCATTCTTTCTGGTTATATCCAGCGTTCACGCGAACTGCTTCTAATGAAATCTTTGGCATTTGCTCATCTCCTTTCTTAACTGATGGTCTTATTGTAATTCATTTTAATTGAATTGTCAACACTAAAATTCAATTATTTTGAATTTATACTTGAATTTTTTATTAGTATGATGTACAATACAATATGTAAGGAGGAGGAACACCATGATGACAGATGAAGAACAGAAAAAAATCTTTTCAAACAATCTCAACAAGTATATTTCATTAAGTGGCAAACAGCAAAAAGAAGTTGCCGAAGCAGTAGGAACTAACCCTTCCACATTTAACATGTGGTGCAAAGGCAATTCAATGCCAGGAACAGGAAAAATCAGAGCATTAGCAGATTATTTCCGAATTGGAATGTCTGATTTAACGGATTTAAAAGAGGAAAAGGAAATTGATGCAGAATATTCAGATGTATCAATGAAAATCGGGCTAACAGATCCACGATTCATGAAAATTATTCTTGAATACGATAAACTGTCGCCCGATAAAAAAGATTTGTTGTGTGATTTCTTTGAAAAGTTTATTTTCTAGGTTCTGAGGGTGGGAATTATCTTCCCGCCCTTTCTTCTTTGTATCCTCTTTTAACAAACCAATAGATAAGATTTAATATCTTTTCACTATGTATCTCTTGTATCATCTCAATAATTTCTTTCTTGTAATCCACGTAAATCCCTCCCAATATTCCAAACATTTGTTCTTATTTATTAAATTATATCATGTTTTTATAACCATATACTGGGATAGAATTGTTTCCGCTTAAATCTTTCCTGGCAAACTGATTTATTCTGATTTTTCTATGAATTATAAGTTTTTTTGTGTAAATATTGTGATTTTTGCTTTTCCAAATCGTAATAATAATAGATAGAAATAAAGGGGCTGGATGCTTGTCTGCGAGGGATTTATAGCGTTCATGAACAACCTGTTTTACCTCTGCTTTTGCAGTTTCGATAGTTTTATTCCTCCCAAAGATAATACTACGATCCGGGCGGAAGTAAACGTATTGAATCAAGAACGCCTGCACGAATATCAGTATAAACACAATTATGATTTTTTTATGTTTCTCCATGAATCCATCCCCTTTACACTATCATCTTAATGTATTACAATAACATTGTATCAAAAAATATACAATCACACAGGAAATGGCGAAATTAGCACCTCTGGTGGCGAATTTTACGTGAAAAGAGATGATTTGAATGAGAATTGCAATATGTGATGATAGCGAAATCCAGATTGATATATTTATGCATCGGATTAATAATTTTCTCAAACGAAATGGTGATATAAAAGCATTGATTACTCCGTATGATAAAGGGCAGCCGCTTATTGATGATGTGGCAGATGGCGAGTGGTATGATATTGTGGTTTTGGATATCGTTTTGAAAGAAGAAAATGGAATTGAAGTCGCAAAGGAATTGAGATTAAATGGCTATAATGGAAATATTATTTTCTGGACAGCCCACAAAGAGTATGTTTTTGAAGCTCTTGATATACTCCCGGTACACTATATCATAAAAGGTTCTGAAAACGGCAGAATGTATAGTGCTTTCAATCATGCTCTGGAACATATCAGCAAAAGCACTCTTATGATAAAAGGAAAAGACTTTATTCATCGGGTGGAGTTTCAAAATATCGAATATATTGAGAGCCGAAACAAATACATCATTATCCACTGCACTTGCGGTATAGTTTATACGGAACGATGTAAACTATCCGATATTGAAGAATTACTGGATTCCAGATTCTTGAGGTGTCACCAGAGCTACATAATAAACATGGACGAGGTAAAAGAAATAAACACTTCGTTCCTTATGTTTTCTGGAAATACTGTGCCTATCAGAAGAAAAGACTTTGCAAAAATAAGAAACGAATTTGAAGAATATACGACATTTAAGTAACTCCCGGGGAAAGCCCCGGGAGTATTATTATTTCAGTAATTCATTGACTTTTTTCTGCACTTCTGCGTAGTTGTAGCCGGCAGCTTCCAGGCGGTCTCGTCTATCTTGTCCATTTCCCCATTCGCCATTGATTACCTCTTTTGCAACCTTGTCTACACTTTTCTTTGCTGTTACGGAATACACCGCTTTTCCATTCCAGTCAAAAACAGAGTAACCAGCTTTGCAAGCCTTTTTCGCATTTTTCAGTGACTTGTACGCCCCGATCTGGCTCTTGGAATCCTTCCAGGTCTTACGGACACGGTAATACTTATCAACCTTTACAGTCGGCTTTGTGGTTGGTACTGTCACGGTTTTGCTGGAAATAAGCTTCTTGAATCTATCCCAGTCACCCTTTGCACGGATAACGGATGGACAATTCTTAGCACACACATCGTAATGCTGCACTACTCGGATTGCTGGGATTCCGTATTTCTTCATAAGCTGCTTGCACACATCAACGGTATTCTGGAATGCTTTTTCGTAGTTATATCCAGCATTCATGCACATTTCAATTCCGATGGAATTATGATTATTTACAGTTCCAAAAAGTTTACCGCCGTAATCTACCCCAACATGCCATGCTCCACGATTGTACGGCAAGGCTTGGTATGCTGACTTATCGTCAACGAATACATGGGCTGAATAGCCATGAAAATTGCCATTATGTTGTGCAGTGGCGTGTGCTTTGGCATCTGCTGTTTTGGCTATATTATCTGTATTATGGATGACAATATACCGAGGTGTTTGTCCTGCGTAGCTGTTGTTGTTGCTGATTAATGAGGTGTTAATATTCATGTGTGGTCTCCTTTCATTATTGAGGTTAAAAAAGCGCATAATAAAAAGCACCCCAAATGGGATGCTCTTTAACATAAACTTTTTATACAATATACCTACCATGATTAAACTTCACGGAATCATGGCTGTTGTTGCCGCAAAGGGAAGGTACTATGCTATAATATCTTTGTACCCTTTGTGGTGCTGGAGCTGAGTTTTTTGATTGGTAGTCGGGAACTCAGCTCCCTTTTTGTTGTTCCGATTTTGATATGCTGATTATAGCATATTCATTTTATGTTTGGTAGTGTTTTGTTATTTTTTTCTTGTTTCTCCAATAAACTCTATAGTGAGAGCAAGTCATTTGTTTCGTTAAAAGAAAGTATAAAATATTCCGGTGATGATTCGGCTTTCAATATTGTTTCAAGTGATTCAACCATATATTACCGAGCGGTCGCTCTAAACGTTGCCCATCCAGTGTTACTAGGATCTGGTGGCATACTCATCGGTTATTGCTTTAATCGTAATTATCAACGACAAATATATTATTCTAGTCAAATAATTGCTACGCGTACTTGCTACGGAGGTACTTGGAATTCGTGGGAAAGAATAAAATGAATTAGAGAATGCAATTAAATATTGTTTGTTTCCCATTAATGTAATTGAGGTAGCTGAATTTGCGGAAACGGATTCTTTTTTAAAGATCATTGTTTTTTAACTAACCAGAAATAAAATTTCACCTCTTATTCGACTGCTGTTCTGCGTACCCTTATAATAGATTTTGTTTTCTAACACTTGAATATAGGAATCAGCTAATCCGCTATTGATTGCAGCAAAAGTCATTTCTTTTGCGCTAACAGATAAATCAACTAATACATCGCCATCATTGAAAGCCTCTTTAGGATATAAAGCCATATATACTAAACATAACCTTCCAAAAACGATGCATCTTGCAAATGAATTAGTAGAAATATTATCTCTGAGAGTTATTGAAAATGTCTTGCCAGAAGTCTCACTATTTAGTGCATTGATTGCCCCGATGATTGTCTTATTATTTGTCTCCAATTTCGAGATAACAGCCGTTGACATTTTATCCACTACATAATTCCAAAACTTGCTCATTAATCCGCGCTTGTTCGCTCTCGCAGTTGCGTCATACAGCATTACTTCGTCATTATCCGCTAACGTATCTTTTGATGTGTATTCAGTCCATTTTGGCATGTGGTTGTCCTCCTTTAATTCAATTGATTTTTATTGATATAATCTTCAATTGCCTTAACATTTGCAGAAAGCCCCTCATCAAAAATGAGAAAATTTCCTTTCTCGTTCTGACTTAAAACCTTTCCACTTTCGGTATCAATCGTTGAGTAGGTAAAGGCGATTCTATCGCCCTCACCTGTTGACAGTTTCATAAATGATGTAAGCTTTTTAATCACGCTCATAATAATTCTCCTTCCATTTCTTGTATAATTTTTTCGCGTTCTTCGAACATTACATTTTCAAGGTTGACTGTCTCAAAATTCACTTCTCGGTCTTCTTTTCCGGCATTGAAACGGATATACTCTTTGTTCTTCTGTTTAGCTTTCAGTTCCCATGCGAACCGCAATCCTGGGGTTCCCTTGACAACAAAATAGGTATCTGACTTTTCAGATACCCAAGACTGCCCTTCTCCCTCATTTTGAAGGAATACATAGTATTCAATTGCTGTTTCTGTTGATTCCTGGAATATATCATCAATTGAGATGATTGCCATTCCGTCTTTCCCAATTACTCCACCGCCAAAATCTCCAAGAGTTGGGGTTGGGGTTTCATAACAATAGAATAGTTGGTTGCCATAGTTTTCGGTTTTGGCTATAACGGATTTAGTTCCTGTGACGGAGAAGTTTCCAACTACTTTCACCTCTTCATTAAATTGAGTTCTTCCCAAATAATGTTTTGCTCCAGATGTCCATCCGTTTTTAGAGGTTGTATCTCCCAGAACTAAAGTCAATGACGCAGGTGTGCTCGATTGCACCCCATTTCCAGAGTATTTCACGAAATCGCCTGTTGAATTTTGTGAAAGTAAACTAGGAGGATTGTATTCATTTCCTGCGAATATATCTAATGTATTGCCAGACAGTGTTCTTTTTATTCTGTCACTACTGATAATAAAACCTGCAATTGTTGCTCCAACTGCTGCAAGTTCCTGCACGGACATTTTTTCTGCCGTGACCGCTTTTGCGTCTAATTTTTTAGTGGTAACAGCACCAGCCTTCAAAGCGTCAGCAGCTATACTTAGTGCTTTAATAAATTGTCCATTTACATAAAGGTTGTTATTATACATGTATATTCCTTGCTTTGCCCCATTATCTGTGAGCAAGTTCAATACATGTTCACTACTTACCGCCACAGTTACTTCCGGGCGATAAACTCCCAAAGTACCGCTTGTAAAACTGTTGAATCCACCGATTGTAAATAATTGATAATTTGAACTTATCGTTGTAACATTTTGCAAAAATTCATATTTTTTCCACTCTGTAGTGACGCTTACATCTTGTGCTACTCTATTTAGCGACACTTTTATTTTCATGTTTTGAGTTGCTTTTAGCCAGACTGACACTTGATATGTTCCAGGCAATCGTACAACCTGGTTATTACTTCTCTTTGCGCTCAAATAGCAATCAGAGCCATTCGCTGTAATAGCAACTGCACCATCACGACTTTTATTAGGATTTATCACATCATAATTAATACTTCCGCTATAATCCCAATATGTTTCTACATCTGATTTTGTAAGAAGATACCCATTTAAAAGATTGTCCGTATCTTTTGGCAATGCATCAATCTTCTTTTGTGCTTCCTCGCTTGCAATACTGGAAATACTCTTATCCCCAAGAGCAAAACTGGAAGCTGAAATTGTTACTGCACCAGTGGTTTTGTCAATGGCAAAAGTGGTCTTTCCATTACCATCAACAACCCTAATTCCTTTGGCTTGCACGTATTCTCCATTTACATAGACATTTCCGTTTTCATCCAAGTAAATCCCCTGTGCCTTGCCACCATTGGTAAGTTTGTTGAAAATATCAGCTTGTGTCTGTTCGGAAACTGCGGTACTGGCAGAATAATCTGCAATTTCTTTTACAGTTTTCCCTTGCAACAAAAAAGTTTTTGGAGCTAGTATGACGTTTCCTTTACTGTCGATTTCTAAAGTCACATTCTTGTCGTCATCAATAACTTTCAATCCTCGACCATTGATTCTCTCACCAGCAAGCAATCCAGCTAAAATGTATTTTGCATTGATATATACTTTTCCGTCTTGAATATAGATTCCCTGTTCCACTCCACCTTTTGTAAGCTTATTAAACACTGCGTCCTGTCCAAGACTGTTATCATAATTATCAATTGCGTTTTTTATATCGTCCTTATCGGCATACTTGAAATCAATCCAATCAGATGCGTCAAAATTTCCATCAACACGATTTACAGTGGAGGTTTTGAGAGAAGCCTTTCCTTCACTATTGGTCGTTACCCACAAGTCACCTTCGTAATATGGTGGTGTTGGCTGAATCATGTAAACAGATGATTTACCGTCTATCTTGTCCAACAATTCATTTGGTATGGACTGTGGTTGCCAGATGCCAGATTTGTATATCCACTGGGTGTTATCCGTGGTATTATGCCAAAGATCGCCTTCATGCTCTACCTTCTCAGATTCCCATACCAAAACAATTTCATTCCCGGATTCATCCAGAATCTTGTTTCCGTCAATATCACACCATGGATATTCCTCTGTTTTTGTCCATTTTACAGATGGATCGTTTGGCTGATACCAAGTCTCAATTTTCCCGTCTATCTGTGTTTTTAAAGAATTAAGAGAATCTTTAAAAACACCATTAATAAATAAGTCTAAAGAGCTATCGTCCGTATACTTTGAAGCCTTTTCCCAATCATCCACTGAATAAGAGCCGCTTGCTCTAGCAACTCTACATCTCATCAAGTCACCATTAGAGCCTTGCGTCCATAAGTCTCCAATGTCATAAGGTGGCTCTGGCTGAACGACGAATACTCTGCGCTTATGGTTTGCTGTGTCCTGTGCTTTTTCTGCAGAGGCAAGTGCTAACGTGATATCGGTATCTTGTACCAATTGCCACTTCCATGTTGCCCCATCTTGCATAAAACGGTAAGCATATCCCTTGGATTTCCAGTAAAACAAGTCACCCTCATGTTTCTTTCGTTCTTCGTTTGTAGTCCATCCAGAAGCCGGGATATTCTGTAAGGTTGGTTCATAGTCATAAAAAAAAGTCTCAATCTGTCCGTCGATTTGAGACTGTAAATTATTAATATCAGTTGTGTATGTATTGCTGATAAAATTATTTACTTCTGTTTCTGCTTTTTCCTTTGCAATCGCATTAACATCTTTTCCCTTGATTTGTACAGAATCTGCATTAATAATAACCCTTCCTGTTGTTACATCAACCAGGAAAGTTGTGTTTCCATCTTTATCAATAGCCTTAATGGTTCCCGTATTAATCCAGTCAGCATTAACACCTGTAGCCGTAAGGATTCTGGCAATCACATCACCATCAACAGTCATACCGCCATTCCAATGTTGTCCACCATCTGTAGAAACAGCCCACGCTTCCGCAGTCATTTTCCATACAATATCAGAATCGGACAACTGTGGCTTGTTATGAAGATAATAGATGTTGCTTCCGTCCGGCTGTGTTTCTACTGTCGTGTATGTTCCAGAAGATTCCGCAAGGCGTTTCGATAATTCTTCCAGTGCCTTTTCTCTGGCGGTACGTTCATCCCTTAAATTCTTTTTGTTTTCAGCTTGCACCTGTTGACCAAGTGTATACTGTTTCTGCTTATTCCTAGATACACTCTTAGCACTGCATTCAAGTTGCTCAAATGTGCCTGGATTCAAAGCAACAGAAGTTAGAAAACTCTTATACTGTTTCCCGTTTCTGTCAGAAATCTCAATGGTGTCACCAGCTTCCCATGCTATATTAGTCAATGCGCCTGTGGTAAATGGTCTGAATTTCAGCCCCACGCACCTGTCTGCGATAATTTGACAGATTTTCTCGCCAGAGCCCTCTTGAATTAGTTTATTATCACTGATTTCGATAACGTATCCAGATTTCCCCGACTGATATGTTTTCGCTTCATTTTGAGAAGAATTTTCAACGTATTCTGTAACTTTTATGCCTGTTATTTCAACATCATATAACCATGGTGTGAATCCATTCGTATCTATGGCTGTAATACCCTTTTGCATAACAGTGATAATCTGTGCGCCAGTGGTATCTAAGATATCTTTCCCTTCAATATCTTTCCATGGTACTTCTTCCTTATTATAAAAATCGTCTGGCACTTCATTTTTATACCAGCCAAGGCACAATCTGCCGTATGCATCTGTTTTCGCCCACTGACAGCCCATCTGTGCTATCCATGCAATTACCTGTCTGAAGGTAATACTGCTATCATCTGGTCGATTCTGTATTATCAAATCATCGTTATCAAACCTTGTAGATTGAAGTGTTACTCCGCACACCTCGCAAGCATCCTGGATGATTTGAAGTCTTGTTGCCGGATAAGTCAGTTTACTATCAGAATAATCACGATCAAATAATCGCATGGAATCTTCGCAAGTTAGGCTGATAATAGCTGTGTTCTGATATGGTGCATCTGTTACTGTCATGGTACAGATACGGATTTTTTCAATACCAGTAGACAATTCAAGCCCAATATGGCAAACGACTCTCGCTCCGTCCCAGATGTAATCTGTGTAGTTGCTAGAAAAGTTGTTGATCTGTAATGTCAGCTTATTTACGATAGCAGCTCCAATATCAAAGGAACCGCTTTGCGATACTGCATCCTCAAACTTGAAGCCATTAGACCATAAATCTTTGTCAGTAATGGATAATTTGCTTCCGTCCGTAAAGGTAAAATCTGCATATTTCAAATAGTTACGGTTCCCACTATTCTGTTGTTCTTTAAATTCCGTTGATAAATTTCGCATATCTTACCTCTCGATAAAATCAAAACTAAGTCCTTCCATGCGCTCATTGCCTATCCACCAACACTTAAAAGGGGATTCCCTGTCGCCAACATAGAATGTTCTGGTTTCGTGCTTATTTGCAGATAGCAAGTCTGGATATGTGACCTGTATGTACTCTGGATTTACTGCCTGTATAATTTTGCAAGCAGTGTCCCAGTCTGGGCCATTCCAACCTACAGACAGCTTTCGTTTCTGTCCAACTCTGTTTTTATGCATGGTCGTATCGTCTGTTCTGCCGGATTCTGATGCCGATATATCCTGTAATCCCCATGTAAAAGAAGAAGGACAGGGCAATGCTACCCCATCCACTTTAAGAAATACTTCTGCCATATATTCACCTACTTTAGCACTCTGATTTCAAATTAGAGTGCTCTCAAGCAATCATTTTAGTTGCTTCACTTTGAACAAATTCTTTAATTTGCTGATATCCCCATCCGCAATTAATAAGGCTGCTTACAAGCATTTCCATATTTTGTACTTTTGCTAAGTCATCACCTGTGAAGAAATCTCTAAGATTTTCTTTTGCTTTTACCCCATAATCACTTTCAAGCTCTTTGGCTGTTTTTCCGAATAAATTACGATAAATTAAATTTGTGTAATTTGGATAAGCAAATCTTTTATTTTGGCTTTCCGTTATTTTCATCTTAATTGTATCTGTTAGGATATGTCGAATAACAACACCCTTGTCACGCTCGATTTGCCATTGCTGACGTTCTGTATGAATTCTTTTTAATTCAGATTCCATTTTATTAAAAGCGTCAATGTATTTAAGTTTCCACTGTAATGCTTTTTCACCATTAAATCCCATGGCTAACAAGGAAAATCCATCTCTTGTTATAAGGTATTCGGTATACTCACGATTGTTTTCTCCGATATAAGAAGTTTTTATAAAATAATCAGAAAGGGGGATATCTCCCCTTTGAGAAATCTGTGTTACAAGACCTAAATGTTTGGTTTTACCCTCTGCGTCAACTTGTCCTTCAATTGCCCTTATTACTTCCTTGTGCTCTTTTTCGAAAGATTCTGCGATTTTTCTTGACGTAGTAAGTAACTTTTCTTCGTATCTTTTTCCAACGATTTCTACCAGCATAAATTCATATCTCCTTTATGATTTATTTTTTGGCAACAAAAAAGCGCCTACCCCGAAAGGTAAACGCTTTAAAAATTGCTTATTATGATTTTATATTTTGACACTCCCCACAGCTAAAGCAGGGGGGTTTTACGACACACTGGATAAAAAGCACTGGATATTTTAATCCAATACTCTACTTTATATTTTACACATATTGACGGTATCATTCAGTATATTTTGGTATCATTCTACAATTCCTCCCAACACTCTAATCAACTTCTGTTTGCGGTTATACTTCAAAATCTCGGAAATCTGCCCCATCATATCATCCATTGTCATGTTGCTCTTCATGCTGTTGCAACGCTTACACGCCAGTTGCAGATTCTTAATATCATTGGTGCCGCCCCGGGACAACGGCGTAATGTGGTCGATTGTCATTTTCTTGAACTTGACAGGCTTACCGCATATCGCACATTTTCCGTTGCACTTGGCGTACACGCTCTTCTTCTGAAAGTCATTGAACTGGATTCTGTTTGCCATAATATCACGCTTCCCCGATTAACTGTTTGGTAAAGAGATACATTCCCTTTAATTTTGACAGGTCTTTCAAATTGATAAGATTTTCAATGATTCTCTGTCTGTACATATACTCATCCAGAAGCACTAAGCACTCGTTGTTATCTGCGTTCAGTTCGTCAATTGTTTTCTGTAATTCAGCCTTTGTCATTTTATTTTCCTCCTGTGTATCCCTGTAAAAATCTAATTATGCGATTTCTACTCTGTATGCAATCATCATTTCTTTAATCACACTAACGTAAATCTCTTTCAGCCGCTTATTCTGCATAATCACGGACAGTTTATTAATCTGGTTAGTCTGTGCCTTGGTGCATCCTCTTTCCTCGGCTCTGGAAATCGCATTTCTAAGTTGCTGATCTAATCGGCAACCAGCCCTGTCCGATAATCTGCGGTAGCTTTCGTTTCTGGCGGCGGCATATTTATTCCCGAATGAGTAAGAGAAATCATCGCTCTCGGCAATCTTTGAAATACATCTGTTTACCCACTTCTCTGTGCCAACATCGGAATCCGTTCCTTTAAAGGTATCAATGATGGTTTTCATGTTCTTCTCTTGTTGGTCGGCACGCTCCGCAAGTTTCTTCTGTTCCAGTTCAGTTTTGGCTACCTGTTGAAAAATCTGATTAAACATTTGCAGTTCCGGGGACAGTTTAGAATAATCAATTACTTGTTGTTTTACCTTTTCTTCAAGTCTAGTAAAATATTCTCTAGCTTCTTCTGCTTTTTCGCTATTACCTTTTACCGATAACTTCTTTGCAAAATGAGCAGTAATTTTGTAGTCCTTAGTAGCCTGCCCTCCCCATTCGTCATTAATGACGAATGCCCAATAATCAACGTTTTCCTCTGCAAATTCATTTCCTGTAATGTTGCTCTTGCACCATCTTGAATAATTGCTAGAATCCAATTCTAAAAAGGCATATAACTTTCTTGCAGTAGTCATTCCCTCTTCATCAATGCCAAGTGCGATTTCAATAGGTGTCCGGTTTGCTGTGTTAATTGTGATTTCGTTCATATAGAAAATCCTCCTGTTGTTAAAAAATCTATTTGCAAACAGGGGATATACAGTGTTATAATTTGCATATCCCCTGTAGGGGGTGTTGTATAAGGGACTGTTTCTTTCCTAGGGAGCCAGTTCCTTATTTTTCGCCTATTTCATCTTCTATTAGACCGATTCCTTTCATAATGGTGTCCGTTCTTGAAATTCCAAGTTCTTCTGCACATTTGTCTATGCGTCCTTTTTCTTCTTTTGTAAGACGAATATTGAGCTTTTCCTTTCTTGATTCACCATTTACAGGTGGTCTACCTGTTCTTGGGGACATTTTGTTCACCTCCTTATTTTGTCCTTGCATAATTCATTATAATTTATGGGCGTACAAAAGTCAAGAGCATTTTCTATTATTTTAGAAAACGTATCAATCAAGGTTCTCGTCATTATGACGAACACCTTTTCGCTAAAATTTTAGTAGAATTGGCTTCCACAAAATAATGGAGCCGAAATTTCGGCGGCTTATTCACTGTCGAATTTTCGACAGTGTGCGTCTCGTCTTTTAGGAAGAGTCGCAGTTAGCCGAAGTAAAATTGACTTTGGTGATTGAAGCATCCACTTTTCCGCATGAATGCGGAGTCACTAGCCATTGTGTCGAACCTAGGACAAATTGTCCGAAGTGCTAACCGTCATCAAATTGATGATAGTTCAAAATATCAATCATAGAAATAGGGTGCATCAAATTAGAAGCACCCCTATTAAAAATAAAAGGTGTCGAAATTTCTACGCCTTTTCGCCATGTATGGCTAAAACCCATATAAGCTGCTCAAATTTGTGCACCTTGTATGAATAAACAGTTTGCCATAGTAACGAAAGGTCAATTTGTCCGTTCGCTTCTCATTGCGAAAAACAGCTCCATAAATTTGTGGAACAGCTATTAACCGTCTTGAAATTCACGACAGTTTTTTACTGACGATTCGTCATTTTGATGAATCGTTATTTTTTTTCAAATTTCCTATTCCACTATCCGTTTTGGAGTGGTAAAATATGTATATCATACTAAAGAGGGGGATTTTACATGAAAAGAAAATTTATTATGATTTTGGCTTTAACATCCATTTTTTCAAGTATTACGCCTGTGTTCGCTAAAACAGATAAAGAAATTCTTTTTAGGGATATTCCATGGGGAACAAATTTTAATGATACATGTACTTTTATACCAGAAGCAGACTTATATGGCTCAACAATGGAAGGGTTAAGCGCCGAAACTGTTGAAAATGTATTAAATGGTGTAGAATATGGTGATGATAACGATTATGATGGAGCGATTTGCTTTTGCGCATCTCCGTTTGTTTCTCCCAACATTGACGTTGCTGGATATCCAATATATTCCATGAATCTTTATTATACTTATTCAGTAGAAAACGAAATTTCCTTTGACGAAGAAAATACGGTTTTGTACGGAGCACAATATGAATTTGAAAAACCGCAAGATTTAGATTTAATGTATTCTGATCTTTCGAGCAAGCTGTCAGAAATTTATGGAGAGCCAAGTGATACATCCAATTATACCTCTCCTTTCGGAACTAAAGAACAATATACTTCTTGGTATGGAGCAAATGATACTTCCGTAGCACTTAAATCCTACGATTACGGTGATGAAACCAGCGTATATATATCATATGCTTGGCTTAAAGGCGATGAACTGTTGGAAGAAGCTGACAATGTACTTTCTGATAATAAAAAGGATGAAGAATCCCAAATTTATGGAAATGGCTCTACGAATGGATTATGAAAGAAAAAAGGCTAGGGAGAAATTCCTAGCCGATTTTTTCTACTTATCGTATGTTCTATGTTCAAACATTACTTTTGTTCCAAATATATCTATATCATTTGCGCCTGTATATAACTCTTCGTATGTTCCATTCTGGTTATCTTCTGTTTCGTAAGTAAACTGAGTTATAAATTTATATGATACGTTATTCAATTCGTATTCTCCGCTGACTTCTGCTAAGCCATTGCAAGCTTTGAATGTGCATTTACTCTCATTTTCAGTTCCGATATTCAATGAAATGGATTTATCCAACTCGCTTTGTAATATTTCTTGCGTTATCCTCATAAGGAAAGTACGTTCTTCATCTGAAAGTTCGTTTTCGGTTTTTATTATCCAAGGAAATCTCATTGATAAAGGATGATCGCTTAAGCTATTTATTTTCGTTCCACTTTTTGTATCATAGACATTAGTTGACAATAAAGAACCAACATTTGAACTAATACCTATGCTACAAATAGTGGTATAGTCAAACCATTCCTGTGAGGACATATTCGCAAAAATTTCATCCATATCCATAAAGCTGACATTTACTTTAAATAAATCAGTTCTGACGATAAGTGTTTTATATTCCGTCCCTTCCGAATCTTTTCCGCTGTATTCTTCTGTATAAAATGCATTATCATCATTTTCATACTGTTGTAAAAATGTATTTACATCATCAATACTTGCTTTTACTGCGATAGGTGAAAAACACTCACATATTATTGCAGTTGCCGCAACAATAACTCTTTTCACTTTCTTCATACACTCATACCTCCCAATAATTGATACCCATATTGTACCACCTTGGGACGCATTCTGGAAGTCCTATTTCGCTTTTCTATCAATTTCCGCAGTTACGGCAAACAAAAGAGCTTCGGCAAATTTTGCGCCGACCGAATCGGAGTATTTATCGTGAATCTGATTTGCTTCCATGGTGAGATTTTCCCACTGCGGAATATCGTCCTTTGAGATAAAGGCGTATTTCTTGTGGAGATTCCATATTTCTTGCCAGATGGAAAAATAAGTCTGTTTAAAGTCCATCAACGTAAAGCACTCCATGATATTTCTCAAGCCTATATTTCTGCTTGATATTTGGATATTTTTCGTGATCCACTTCACTGTAAAACATATTTTTCGGTCTGGCAAATAATTTCTTGTCACCATACAATGCCTTGTATATCACCAAGGCTTCTCCTGTTTCCGTATGTTGAGCAAATCCAACAATCTTATACAAATACTCGTTGTTGCGTGGCTCCTTGATGGTTTCTCTCTTAAAGTGCTGTACAATGTCTCCTGGTTCAAATAATGGTCTGTTCATTATATTTTCACATCTCCTTTTCGTTAATACCACTTCTCCTTCAGCTGATTAATTGGTGTTCCGGCAACTCCGGCACTTTCTCCGCTGTCTGTTGTCTTGAAGTATGCACCCGGAATTTGAGGATACATAAACTCAAACATCAAATAATTAGCTGCATCGCAAAGATATTCTGTGTTTCCTGTCTCACGATACTTTTTGATGCACATATCGTGGGATTCCAAGGCGTTTACCAACTTCTCCCCGAAGTTATCCTTTGCTGTACCATATTTGTAAAAACTTACCTCAACCCTATTCTGGCGTAATTCATCGAAACGGTCTGAATATTCTGTCGGAAGTTCTGTTCCTATTTGACTCATATGTTTTAATTCTCCACAATTAATTAATTTCTTTGTTCAAATTTCAATTTTCTTGGCTTATTCCTATATTTTATCTGGTGAGAGATTTTGAAACGGATTTGATTATTTTATCTCAGTAATTCTTTATCAATAATCTGGAAATTTGCCCTGTGGATATAAAGAGCTTTTCCGTCAATCATTAACTTTGTCATTTTAGGTAGATCGTCCGGGATTTTCCAGAACACCTCGTCACCAGAATATGCGGCTATCGGTTGTCCAAGTTGAGATTTGATTACTACAACCCTGGATTTCCCGAAATAATTTTTATAATAATTCACAATCCCGGCTATGTATGTGTTCTCTGAAATCTTCCCAGTTGAATGGCTAGTGATATTCTCCTGGGTAAAATCAACCTCTGGCTTCAATCCTTTTTGCTCAAAAATACAAGTATCACCACAGCTTTCAATTTCTTTACCGTCAATCAGAATTGTAATAACGGAAGATACGTCATAGCTGGTTGTTTCGTTACCCTCACTATCGTAGCCCTTGGATTTGGTTTTATTCCCGGCAATGTTGATCTTGTCCCCAGTGGTGGTCATAACCTTTTGACCGTAGTTGTCGTAGGTATAGATTGTGTAGCTGTTACCAGAAAGATTTCCTTTCACGTCATTCAAGTAATCGTCATTGGCTGCACAGCCTGTTAGACCTGTGATAATGCAAATACAGATAATGGTTGCCAATAGTGCTTTGATTCTTTTCATGGTTTTTGTCCTCCCTCATATGTCTCATAATCAATCGTTCCCAAATCACCGTACACATCTGGATAATAAATTCCAACCCAGAAGTTATCTTCCATTGTTTTGTAGTAAGTTACTTTTACATTCCATCTCTGTACCTCGTCAATAATTTCTTTGTTGAGAAGTCCGAATTGATCTCGGCAAGCTTCATTTTCCAGTTTGTAAGTCAATGCTTTGTATTTCTCTGCATTTGCCTGTCTGGTGGCGGTAACCGTAGTCTGGCTTATTGCTAAAAGCAATCCAGCGATCAAAAGATATACCGCACCGATAAAAGCCACTGCTACGCCCAAAACAAGCACGGTTGCGCTCACATTCGAATACTCATATTCGTAGCTTAAAGATTCTCCTATTCTATTTGCAATCAGAATAACAACGCCGACTGCAAAAATGATTATTGATAGCCAAAATATCATAGTGTGTCCTCCCTTTTCTGTTTCACTCTTTGATATAACATATTTTGTGTGGTGTCTTTAAAGAATAACATGATTCTATAATCAAAATCTCCGCCGTTTCTTTTCCCCCACTTTGTCTTAAAATGTTCCTCCATCATGTCAAGATAGAACAGTGGTTCCTCTTTATCGTCAACCAAATCATCTTTTGCCATATCTGTGTCTGGATTGCGTACCATTTTCAGAATATTTTCAGCTTGGCTTGGCGTAACCATCGGGTGCTTTTCTTCACGGTATTTTTGATATTTCTTGAAAAACTCTGTAATCAAGAATATAGACAGGCAAATGTCGTGGTCTTCAAAAATATTCTCTTTTGTTCCGTAAATACTTTCGTATATTTCGGTTACCAATTTCTCAACATCCTCGTCTTTATAATCTAAGAGAGATGATTGGTTCCTAGAATTATAGCGGTTGGCTTTCTGCTCCTTGGTTCTAGGGGGTATATTATATATATTTAATTTATTATAATTATTAGGAGCAGAAGTCTGATTATCTTTATCTGTATAAGATAAAGTATTTTTTTCTTTATTATCAATAAAGTCTTGTTCTGTTTTCTTATCTATATCTGTTATACTTATTTCACTGTTATACTTATCCACGCAGTTTTCCTCACCACGGAAGGTGCAGTTTTTCTCACCATCCCCCATGCGTTTTTTCTCACCACGTTCGGGCTGATCTTTTTGCTCATGCTCATTTATAAATTCTTCATAAAATTTTTCTGTGAGAATAAGGTGTCTATGCTTTATTACTTTTGGATTATCCTTTTCATATTCATACCATGAAGTTATATAACCATTCTGTTTTAACCCATTTAGCATTGACTGAATAGTACGTTCAGACACACCAATAAAGTCAGCAAAATGCCGATTGCTCGCAAAACAATCACCGCTTTTATCTCTTTTGCGAAGACTATGTATTTCCACTAATAAAAATTTTTCTCTTGGGCTGAATTTATTTGTAAGATATAATTTTGACGGTATAAATACCCCTGTGAAATCTCTTTCTCTTCTTTCAGAAACAAACTGTTCTTTTCTCATGCTAGATAACCTCCGTATATCTAAGAACTTCTCCGATAATATAAAAACAGTAGGCAATCTCTCGGAGGTGAGACTTTCGGCGGCCAACCTAGCCCACTGAATTTACCATATTAAGCTAAAACCAATCTATTTCCATCATAATGACTCTTTACGTAATCAATTATTTTCTCGGAATCGTCGGATGTTATATAAAAAGCGTCTTTAATCGGAATAGTGTTTATTTTCATAATTTTTACTATTTTCTTTATGTGAAAAACTGTACAACATTTAAATTCCGTTTGCTCTCTTATAATTTTTCTCACTTTTCCAAAAGAAAACTCATGTTTATCATCAACAATTTTTTGGTTGTATTTTGGCATATATTTTCTAATATAAAAAATTTCCAATGAATCCAAGTCTTCAAGTTTACATTTAATAACAGAAACCGAAGTAAAGTGTTTATTTGAATGGCTATATGGGCGGAAAAGCCCTAGCTTAGACTGTCCAATATAAACTACTTCATTACCATCTAAAAGGAAATAAATAATTGGTTCTCTTGCAATCGGAATGCGAATGCAATTTGAATTTTCCTTAAATTCCATAGATTGATACCTGCCTTTCGTATAAAAAAGTGCCTTGAACTGTATGTAAATCAACAGGCAGGCGGCAAGGCATTTCCGCTTTTCGATGATCGGTCTAGCCTGTTGGTTTTACCAAAATTATTTGTTTCTGCTCTTATTCATCATGTCACGCATGGTACCGAGAATAAACTCATATGTTGCTTGGTAATCATTGTGTCTCCCATTTGCCATTACGCCTTTTAATTCTTCAAGCATTTCCACAAAAGAACCGACATCTTGAGATTCTACCTCGCAATCAATAAAAAGATAATTTGTGTTATTGATATCAGCGATTCTATTTATATACTCTTTGATTCCTCTTTTTTCCATTAATCCGGGCGCAACCCTATTTTTATGGTCTACATATACGAAACGCTGATATTTTGAAAATGGGCTTTTTATAGCACAAATATAATTTTCCATCTTTTTTCCTCCCTTAAAAATAAAAAAGAGCCGCCAAGTAAGATAAAAATTCCTCAAAATCGAGAAATATTAATTTCTTCTTAGCGGCTCAAAAATCAAGACCGTGTGTACTTCTTCATTGAAGAAATTATACCACACAATCAGCCAAAAATCAATATGCCGGGGATGGTTTGAAACGGCTATCCGTATCATTTTGGGCTTTTGTTACTGCTTTCGCAATCTCGCTTCCGTCCAGAATAATACTGTTCATAATGTACTGCGGATTCTTATTTCCGCTGTTCATACTCATTGCCATTGCAACTCCCTGGGCTACTGCTTTTGCCATTTCTTCTTTTGTAAGTCCCATGCTTCCGTCCGAACTGGAAACAATGCTGTCTGCGATCTTCTTCATGGTTCGCGGATTTTCTAGAGGAAGAACGGCTTCGGAACCGGCTTCACCGATACCAATTACCTGTGCACCGTTGAAAAGGCCACCTTTGGCGTACCAATTAGGCTTATAAACTGGTGTAGAACTGGTTCTTCCACCGCCAAGATCATGTTTTCTCCACTCTGAAATATAATAAGTCAGAGTTGGTAAGTGTACTTGTTTCATGCCATCAGCGAATGATTGAGCAGTTTCCCGACCAATTGATGTAAGATTAACATTAAATAGCCTTTTAATTTTATCCGAAATCCCAGACAAATTGGTTTCTGTATAAGATTTCATTTTCCCAGTTTCCGTGTCAACTTTACCAGAAGCCTTTTCCCAAATCTGGTTTGTATTGATTAGAACAGAAGACCAATAACTTTGAATGGTTGTCATAACCTTACCCATTACATCTTTGGTATCGGTGTCCATGGTTCCGAGAGCTGTCGATACAGCACTTGCAGAATTTCCCCAGTTTGTTTTAGAGTTGGTTTCAACATCATCATTCGTGTTCTTTATCTTCGACCAAATGGAAGGCATTGTGCTTTCTGTGCTTTTTTTCATTCCAGCCATTGCCGTGCTTACGGCGGTATTGGCGAGACCAAAGCCAGTTTTTGTCTTGGATGATACGGAGCTAGAAGCATTTGCAACAGCGGTAGTAATACCTCCCACTGCTGTTTTCACAGATGTATTCATTCCATCGAAAGAATTCTTTGCACTTGTTTCCATTGTGACAACTGCATCTGGAAAATCTTTTCTGAGTTTTTCATCTAATTCATCTAACGGAACGCCAGCATTTTTTAATGACGTATAAACTGCGTCTAGTGCTTCTTCTGTATTAGCATATGTTCTTCCAGATATTGCACTATCAAGAGCATCTTTAGCAGTTAAGTAGTCTCCACTAAATTGATCAGAGCTAAGACTTAAAAGATAAAGTTCGTCTTTCAAATCAGATATACTGATTTTGGTTGTATCAAATTTTCCTGCTGATTCAGATACACCATCTCCAAGGGCTACAGCTTTGTCATTCATATCTTCCAAAAATCCAGTTGATATGCCCGCCTGTGCGCCGTATTTTTCGAGAATTTTTCTTGCATCTTCGGTTGATACGCCGAATTCTCCAAGTTTCTGAATGAAACTATCGTACATTTCAGAATTTGATTTTCCGGCACTTTCATCTGCTTCAATTAACTTCCAAAGCTCTTCTGCTTGATCTTGCGTTATTTTATGCGCGCTTTCCATCTCGCCTGCATAATCATGGAGATAACCACCTGTTTGTGTGAGAATACCATTTCCACCTTGCGCAGCTTCTGTAATACTTGCAATTCCTTTAGCAAGTTTAACAGATAATGCCGTTGCAACAAATACAATCCCAGCGGTTCCAAATATAGCACCAAGTGTTGAAGAAAACGTTTTAAGTCCGCCTGTTGAAGCTGTTTCCGCTGCATCTCCAACTCCCTTTATTGCTTCACTTGCCGCACTTGTACCATTTCCTATCACATCCGCAAGTTTATCTGCAATTAGTTCTGCATTTTTCTTTTCAGCTATTTTGCCTGCAATATGTCCCACAAGTGAACCAACAAGAGTTCCAATACCTGTAATATTTGCTATTTTTACTGCAATAAACGCTTTTGTAAGCCATTCTGCAATATGTCCGGCTATCGGGTGTTTTTCCTCTAATCCATCAAACAATCCGTTTAATGCGCTGGTAAGACCAGTCAATAACAAATCAGCCGCAGTACTAAGTATTTCACCCCATGGTAATTCGCCAAGGAATGTTCCAACACCTTGTCCAAATTCATAGAAAGTGTCTTTTGTAAGCGTATTTTTCAACGCCGTACACAGGTGAGATATGAAATCTCCAAGTGCTTGTCCATTTTCTTTCCAGTTTGTATCTTTGATGAACTTAGCGATTCCATCTCTGATTTTCGTTGCTAGATCATCCCAATTAAATGTTTCGGTAAATGACTTTAAGCTTTCAAATGCTCCATTCAGTAAGCCGGAAAGTGCATCTGCAATGGTGTTCATGTCTATCTTTTCGATTGCACCATTTAAGGCATTTCCAAGTGCAGTGCCAAGTTTACCCCATCCAGTAATTCCAGCACCATCCTTTTTAGACATATCCTTTACAAAGCCAGAAAGCATTTTCCAAGATGCCATAAAACTATTTCCGATTAAGTTTCCAAGACCTGTCCAGTCAATTTCCTTTATAGCGCCTTTTAAAAGTTGAGACAGTTTTGCCCCTATTCCAGAAAAATCTATTCCTCCCTCTCCGAGCAACAGGTTTAGGGTATTTACTGCCGTGTTGATTCCAGCCCCAAGCAATCTTCCCATTAAGTCAAAATCTATACCTCTAACCATGGAATTGAATGCCGTGGTAAATGCATTTACAAATTCGGTTATTTTCGGGCCAACATTATTCCAATTAATAACTTCATATATTTTTTGCATTCCGACATTTATCATGTCTGCAATAGTAAAGCCTAGTCCCTGCCAGTCTTTATTGATAAATGCCTTTCTAATTTTAGCAGCCCATTTATTAATTGGTGTTTCATCAACAGTCAAAACTTCATCAAGTGAATCTTGTATTCCAGCAAAACTATCTGCCAAATCTCCAAGCCCAGAACCAAGACTTTTAGATGCAGTTCCAGAATTATCAGAATTATCGGCAAGCTGATTTAATTGGTCAAATGGCAATACAGAAAGTGCCTTTTTCAGTTTCTTTGCAGATGATGTAGCGTCATCAAGCCCGGAGGAGGCATCGTCACCAGCTGTTTCTATACCGCCTAAGTTAGATACAATATCACTAACTCCACTCTGTGAGCCTTTTAGTTTCTTACCCATCAATACATACATGAAGTTGCGAAATGCATTTGCGGCTTGCATAAGCTTTGACATGAGCGCATTAAGTGCTTGAATAGCCGGGAGAATTCCAGCGATTAAACCTTGCCCGATTACTGCAGAAAGTGACTGGAAATTCAGAGTGAGTAAACGAACCTGGTTCGCCCAGGTGCCAGATGTCCTTGCGAAATCCCCTTGCACATCTCCTGTAACTGACATTAAATAGTTATATCGAAGAGCAACTTTTTCAGCTTGAGACATTGCATTATAAGATGTTGTAATTCCCCTTGAAAGAGCATAAGCCTCCATATTTGCAACGGATAAATTAATACCCAATTGTCTTAAAGGCTCAATTTCCCCGGAAATTCCAGCGCGTATTTTCTGAAAAGCAGTATCGGTATCAATGTTGTAAAATGATGCAATATCCCCGGCTAATCCAGCAAGAGAAATTGACATTTTAGAAGCTGCATCTTGCGCAACACCAGATGATTTCATCATTGCCATCATGGTTCCAGAATATTGCTTTGCTGCCAATTCGGATAATCCAAATTGTTCTTTAGCCGTAGAAGCAAATTTGTAGGCTTCATCTGCCATGCTTCCAAAGGAAACATCTACAACATTTTCGATTTCTGTAATAGCAGAGCCAAAACCAATTGCACTTTTTCCTAAATTTGCCAGACCACGAATAGCCTTAAAACCGATAGCAGTTTTAAGCAAATTTCCGAGATTAAAAGAAGCGGTTTTAATTCCAGAACTACTATTCCCGAGACGTTGAAACCATCCAATAATGCCTTTTACCCCGGTTCCAATTATAGAAGAAGTTTTACTAACAATATTACCAAGGCTAGATGTTGCAGATGATAATTTAGAAAACGCACTGGATATAGAATTTGTAGCGGAATTTACCTTTCCCCCTGCATTAGCCAACTTTGCCAGTGCTTCCGTCATGCGGATTGTGTTATCACTGATTTTTGGTGCGGTTTTCATTACATCAAAGAAAGATAATACTTCCTTTGCTAGTGTTCCAAGCTGGCTTGACGTTTGTCCGATTTTATTTCCAGAGCTTGCCAATTGTGCAATAGACTGAACTAACCTATTTACAGGTTCAGATATATCGCCAACGCTCGTAAAACTCTCTACGATTGATTTAAGATTTCTTCCAAGCCCAGGCAATTCAGCCGATACATTTGCAATATATTCACCGGAATTGGCTAGTCTAGCCATTGAATTGACAAAACGATTAACACTGGTAGATACATCTGGTATTTCCGATAAACCTGATAATTTAGTGATTATTTCTCCGAGTTTTCCTGTGTCAAAACTACTTATATCAACCTGGCTAAGCCTGTTGATTGAGTTGATAACTGCATTCAGTCCAGAACCTTTATAATCTACTCCGCCCATTGTCTTTATGGAATTTGAGAATTTTCCAATTCCATCAGCAATGCTTGTCATTTTCCCTATATCAAGTTCTTTTAGTTTTCCAAGTTCCCTTACACAACCACGTAATCCGTTTGTATTAACTCCGCTTAATGCGGAATTAACTTCTGTGAGTTTATTTGAAAGATTAGTCAGCGCACGTACTGCTTTTTCTGTACTACTGCTAATTTGTATATCAAGGGTATCAATGGTATTTTCAGCCATTTTATTTATCCCTCCTTTTTTTACAAAAAAATAAAGGGCAGACAAGACTTATTCATCCTGCCTGCCCTTTTCATGGTTAAGTTCAAAGTTTGCCTGCATGAGTTGCAAGCTTGCCAAAAGTGCGTTTCTCTGTTTTTTCTTTTCTTCTTCGGAAAGTATGCCTTCCTGTTTACGCTTTTCTTCCTCTGCTGATTCCAGTAAAGGTTTTTTCAAATACTCTGCTTTAGATTTTTTCCCCATTAAAGCATTCGCAACAGCCGTGAATGTGGCTGATGTTTCATAAATGCCAGCTTGCCATAATTCGGCATCTTTCCTCTTTTGGCGTATCTTTTCAGCTTCGAGATAAGGTTTTAATTCAGCTGGCGTAGAATCCATAAATTCTTCTTTGGATACACCGATAGAGAGGTATAACGGAAGAATCTCTTGGTAAACAGCTTCTCGAAAAGTTAATTTTTCTTTTTGTGATCCTGTGGGAGCTTCGTTGCATTCTTCTCCACTGCCTGCGCTTCTGCTACTGCATTCAGCAGACCGGATAAAAAACCATTTTTCTCCAATTCTTTGTCGAGAAGTTGGTATAAATCAAATCCGCTTTTCGGATTTTCCTCAGTCCCTTCATCTTCGTAATCATCCAAAAGGTCACAGACTTTATTAAGAACAGCTTCTTTTTCAGAATCACTTTCATACCCAAACTCTTCCTTGTGTTTCTTTTGAAGTCCGGCAAGAAGCAGTTCCGGGAGAAGAGAAATCATCTTCTGAAGGCTTCTCTCTTTTCCATCTGTAATCCCCTGTACCTTGTCCAGCACATCTGTTTTTGTAAGAAGTCCATATCCAAATACAACCTTATACTCTTTTCCATGTACATTGAAAGTTACCATTTTATAATCCTCCCGATATATTTTGTTAGCTAAGTGCCATTGCGCCTGTGGAATCTGCTACTGCTTTTGCGGTGTCTAAAGCCTGTGTAAGCTCTTCGGAAACAACTTTTGTATCAAGACCTTTATATTCCTGAATAATGAGAGACAGCGGAATTGTTGCTGCTTCATTCTGTCCAATATCAGACAATGGAATATTTTTTCCAGGGTCTGCGATAACAAAAAATGCATCAGCGAGGTCTGGAAATACAACTTCAAACCAAACTCTAAATCCTTTTGGCTTTCCTGTTGCCGCATCAGTCATAAGCTTCTTTAATGCTGTGATAACATCAGCGTTAAGATTGAAGGTTACATCCCAAGTACCACCAGTATCCTGTCTACCGGACGCATACTGTGTAATGAAGTCTTCAAGAGCTGATACGTCAATCTGCTCTGTGTCAAGGGAAATTCCACCAATGGAACTACATCTTTTTAACCAGGTAAATGCAGTTGGCTTTGTTCCTTTAGCGGTTTCAACACCGTAATGAAAAGTTACGCCAAGTGTTGTTAAATCTGCCATTTTGATAGGCTCCTTTCTTTAATTCAAGTTTTATGCACGTAACCCTGTGCCGGGAGATAGCGGATCACCGCCTTTCTACTCTTCTTTGTCTGTTTTCAGTTCTGGTAATCCTGCTACAGATGTAAGCAGTGATAAAAAGCCGGAAAGTAAAGACGCGGATAAAACCATTTTCCAGTCAACACTGCCAATTACAGTTGCGGTTCCGATGGTTGCTATTGCTGTTTGTGCGACTGTTTTTACAGCTCTAATTCCTGCTGCTTTCAGCCAAAGTAATTTATCTGCTTTCATTCGGCATTCTCCTTTCATATTTTTGGATAAAAAAATAGAAGCATTTCTGCTCCTAATCTAATAAAGTTCCTGTATATATCCGGCTGTATCGGCTCACAAGCTTTTTGATTCCACTGTCACCAAAAAACATAGGCTCCGGGCCATATGTGCGGCGGAATCCCATGCTCACCATAACTTTATGACTTATCTTGTCCAATTCATACACTCTGGTTAATGCTTTGCTCCCAGATGTGAAGCAATTTACTTGAAACGATGGCATTGTTGCACATTCATCCCCTTCAAGGTCACCTCTTGCAATTGGATTTCCGAGCATATAAAGCTGTGCATATGCTTTTTTACCGGAAGCATTTGTCTCGCTACCATCCATGGAATAATTGTCTGCGCCAGTAATCTTAGAAACAGCCGCTCCCCACCTTGAAAAAACTTCCAATACAGGGGCTTCTATTGTGTCTGGCATATTCGTCACCTCACAATAAAAAATGCACTCACCTTTATAGTGAATGCATTGCATTTTATGCTACAATTTAACACTGTAATCATAACATAATTGGTTGGTATCATTCAGTATACTTTGGTATCATCTTCAAGAAGAGAACACCTCTTTGGCGATTTTGCGGATATTCTGAATGATTTCTACGCTTGCCTTATACATTGGCATTGTAGCTTCTGTACCGTAAGAACGTACCCATTCGCCAGAATCAGATACATATACCCAGGAATCGTTTTTTCCTTTTCCTTGTCCGTAAGAACCGATTATATAACCAAATTCTTCTCCTTTTGGATGCGGACTAGAACCGGCTGCACCATTGTAGTGAATACCTGCACCGAATTCTATAAACAAAAGGTCTATTCCTTCACATATTAAATGAGCTTCTGCATAGTCCCCAAAACTGTTGATTTTGATATAAGTATTATGGTTCTTATCAGAATCGCCTTGTGCTGCCAAAATATTTTGGTCAATGACCGGAATCCCTAATTCACATAATCTTTTTATGAAGATTTCATTTTTATTCCTTAAAGATTTTTGATAATTTTTTATTTCATCAATAGCTTTTTGGATTGATTTCTGTGATAAGGTACACTTTATTGTCTTACCCATCTTCGTTTCCTCTCTTAGAAATTCCGTATCTGGCAATATTGCCTTTTTGTGTGTCTAAAATCTTCTTTAGTGTGTAGTCTGGTAATACTGTTGGCTCTCCATTTTCATCCAAAATAAGGTTTCCATCCTCGCTTATTTGTGGGATTCTATCTATCCAAAATATGTCCGCTTCCTGTGGATGAAAATTTCGATTAAAGCTTGTAATATACCTGTCGTAATCTGGCACTATTCCGGCTGCAATTTCTTCCGGCGTTCCAGCAGTGGATGATACAGAAAAAGAGTATAGAACTGGTTTCTCATAAACTTTAATACGGTCTAATCCTTGCGTTTTTTCAGTAATTCGTGACCAATATACTTTTTGCTTTTGACGGACTAATCCTCTCATATTTCCTCTCTTTCTTAAATTTGGTTGCTTAAATAAAGCCCTCTTTAGTTAATTAAAATAGTTTAATGATTTAATGTGCTTCGCTAATAGGATTCCAATAGCTTTATACCCATTTGCATTAAAGTGCGTTTCATCTGATAGCAAACTAGGCGGCATTAAACCACCGTTTATTTTTTCAACATCTTCCGCTGTTGGCTCAATCCCTAGCACCTTAAAAGCGTTGTTAATTACTTGCAATCTAGTGTTAAAGAAATGTGAACCAAATGTGTTCATGCCTATCGCTTCGCTTGCTACAGTTGTGTCTGTTCCGTATTTAGTCAATCCCAAAATAACATATTTCTTGTTCGGAATTCGTTTAACTATGGTTTTAAGATAATCCCATTTATAACCCCTATCATTTGTACCGCACCAAATCAAGTATACGTTGCTAGTATATTCTGATTCTTTTGTATGAATTGGAACATAAATGTTTTGTGGTGTATATCCGTTTAATGAAAATGTGTCTTTAGCTGTTTGTGTTACTATATATTCTTTACCATCCACAATAACAGTTTTTCCATTTAATTGATTGTTAGCAATCCAAATATCGGCTGTTAAGTCTGCGTTTTTAATTTTGAAGGTTGCTTTATTTGGCTCAATGTATCCACTAAAAGCACCGAACGTAAAACCAATGTCTTTTGTCAAAGAACCGCCAAAACCAAATACTCTATATGACTCTAGCCCTAGTATAGATGCACATTCTTTTGTTATAGATACGCCTTCACCGCCAGTACCTGCCATTAAACTATCACCGATGCCCATTAGATCATAATCGTATGAAATGTGTTCTTCTAGTTTTTCAATTTTTAATGATTTCAAAGCGCCATATTTTTTATAAGGCAAAATTTTTGGAGTACCATATTGAATCATTAGGTTTTTAACCTTATAAGTCGGATTTGTTTCACCGTATATACTAGCTTGAATGTATACAGTTTTATCTGTTTCATTTGTATACGCATTGTAGAAGTCATAAGCGGCTATAATCGTTTTTCTATTATTATCACTGAACACAATTAAATCTCTAGCAATATTATTCAACGTTCTTTCATCATCGCTGTTTACATTTGCAGAAAAGAAAATTGTCGTATGTGCTGGTACTGGGTACACTTTTGTAGTATTAAAGTTATTGTCATGTGTGTACTGTCCGTTTTTTTTCCAGATAATAATTATGATACAAATAATCATCAAAAATTTGATAAGGTGCTGGGTCTAAAGCATCTTCAACATTATCTAAATCTTCCTTTAGCGAACCAATAGCTTCTCCAGTTGCTTTTGCTTCTGCAAGCCCACCTTCTATAGTCAATGTAGTGTCTGGCTGTGATACACTCTGGATGTTCTTAATAGCTTGTTCTTTTGCGGAATTTACATTTTGAACAGCTTCCGCAGATGTGTTTTTAGTAAGCTCCAAAAGCTGATTTATAACATCTTTTTCTTCCTGTCCTATCTGTGGTTGATCAATCTCGATACCCTCTAGCACTGGTACTTCCGCTATTGTGGTATTCCATTCAACACTAATATTTGAATCGGAATCCGTTTTAACAGCGCAAACAATAAAACGTACCGTTCCCATATACCTTGCTGCATTTCTTCCAATCAACCAAGAAAAAGTTACATTTTCGCCATCTACAGCTACATCATCACAAATGTATTGGTCTTTGATAGAAACATTAAAATCCACACTGCTTACGTTTTCAAAGTTAATTCTGACTGAAAATTTGGATAAATCAAGATTATCTCCTACAATTTTGGGACATGAAAATTTAATACGTTCTGCATTCTTGTCAGATTGTACCCCACCAACTACGATTGTAGAGGGCACGAAAATAATCCTTGTCTTAGCATCAATCGTGCATATATCGGATTGTTCAGAAAGCAAATTAACATCTTCTTTTGCGCTCATAAGTAAATCAAGTGCTGTTGCCATGTTCTACCCCCTCTGTGATACTTTGGTTTTACCAGTAGTTATAATGTATTTTCCGTTATCTTTCACTCCGGTGACAGATACAGAAAAATAATCCCAAGTAAGGGATTCTGGCGGAATTTCACATTGATTGTTTTTCAGTATTACTGGGTATTCTCTTTCCATTCTCCAAAATGAAGCAGCTATTTTACATCCGTTCCACTCTGGTGAAAAGATAAACAATGCTTTAAGATATCCAGTCGTGCCCTTTACCAGTCCAGAGAAATCACACTTCGGATCTGGATAAATTCTTTGATTATTTACAATAAATCTTAATACTCTCATGCAGTCATCCTTTCCATTCCAACAGGGGCTACATATGTAAATTGGTTTCCCAAAATATCTCTGGCTGTGCCAATTACGAAATGGCTGTAGTCTGCCAGAATATTGCATATAAATTCCTCTGCGTCAACCCAATATCGTTTCTTGACCATGCGGTGGAGCTCTGGTAATAGACCATAGCTGAACATTACACAATGTCCTAACTCATGGATAAATACACGGTTTAGAAGTTCTCCATACAGGTTGTTTGCGATTGAAATTATCTTTGTTGAATAATCCGATACCGCAAGAGTTCTTTCGCCTGTGCGGTCAATTAACACGCTGTCGTGCGGAGATACGAACTGCACTCTCCATAGGTCTCCGTTCATATAAAATTGTCTTAGCATGGCTTATCACCATCCATTTCAAATTAACTCAAGTTCTTTGAATACTTCAAAAATCTTCGGAGATTGAATCGCAAACCAATCAACTGTGGTTTCATCATGTCCGAACTGTTCCATATGTTGCCAATTGCACTGCAATCCACTTTCCGACAAGAATGCATGAATAATTTCGTGTCTCAACTGCTTTTTCTGTAAGAAGTCAAAATCACCAACGTTATTTACGTTGTCCGTTCTGATAACAATTTCCTTTGCAGTATTATCTGTAAAGCCGTCAATATCTGCATTTTTAAGTTCTTTTGGAATAATTCTGTAATTCGTTCCAAGAACATTTATTACACATTTTTCCATCATCAATCTCCCTAATTAAAAAGCCCCTGCTACATTCCTGTAACAAGGGCAAAATTCATTTCATATTCAATTCATCTGCTGTATCAGACGAGTTAAGTCGGTTTTCATCGACTGTCTAAGAGTCGCATCTGCATCTGACCACATCTCTGTAAGATTTCTGACGATATCGGATGTATATTCTTTCATAGAATCATCCATCTTACGCTTGGAATCAGAATCTTTGGAATCATGGTAATGTCTGCGGTTCTCGCTGTATCTGTCATAGCTTTCACCATATCTGGACTGCTTATGGTTCATTCCATCCATTCTCATATCACTACGGTCTGGATGATAACCCATGCGGTACATATTACGTTCGAACTCTGGATTGTTCAGATACTCGTCCATCCAGTCATCATCTTCCATGTACAGATATGGTTTATATCCCATACGACTTCCTTTGCCTTTCGGGGCAAATCTGCCGTTTGCGTAACGATACCTGTCATATCCCATGCGACCAAGATATTTCTCTTCCTGTTCGCATTCGTCCATAGCTTCTACGATTCTGTAATCTTTATCTGCACAAATCGCACACTTTACAGCTTCCATGCAGTCTTTCAAATCGTCCCAGTCTTGAGCGCTGAGATTATCAAAGCCATGTGTTTTGGCTTTTTCCATAGCCCATTTTCCCATTTCCATTGCTGTCTTATGCATTCACGATACCTCCCCTCTTCGAAGCCTGTACAACATTTTCTGCTGTTGGGGCTGTACCATTGATTGCAGTCAGATTGTTATTCGGACTACATGCCGGATTTCCTAACATTTTGAACGCTCCACCAGTAGCACTTGTTGCAACTCTGGTTGCATATTTTGTTCTGGTTCTTACGCCACAAGCTGTTACCTGTGCGCAACAACGATTCTCCAATGGATATAAAGTTGTTCCTGTTCCTATCTGAATCATCACTGGGGCGGTAATTGTGGTTGTATTCGGAATAGACTGTGCTAAAACAATGCAGTATTTTTCTCCATTATTGTAGCTTCCTTCCGGGATAGTAACCACAAGATTTCCACCTGTGAATGCAATCGCAGTAGACATCACAAGGTGATTGCAAAGCTTACAAACATTCTTACATGCCATATCTTTTACCTCTCAATCAATAAGAGGTGAGCCGAAACCCACCTCTTAGAATTTAGTCAACCTCTAAGGGTGAGTTACTTAGCAACAACCATTACCATATGTGCTACATCCTGCGTACGCATATGGAGCCGGAACCTGGAATGCAGGAATCGGAGCCGGATTGATTGCATTGATTAACTGCTGTGTCTGAGAAGCCATTGCAGTTGTGAGCAATGCAGACTGGCGATCCTGGGATGCAGCACGCTTCAGATCAGAATTCTCTGCCTGTAATGTTGCAATCTTATCCTGAGTTAAAAAGTCTAACAGCGCACGAGTGTTGCTGTTCTGATTTTCCAGAATGTCTCTGGTGTTGTTGTTCATTGTGTTCTGCAATGCACAAGTGTTGGTAGCCAGATTGTAATTTACGCCCTGGATAGCTTCTCTGGTCTCGCAGCAACAGTTCTGGAGCTGTGCCTGTAATGCATTGGTATTCTGCATACCGGCTACAGTATCAGCATTGATTGCCTGCTGAATTCCGTTGAATCCTTGAAGCATTCCAACATTCACGCCGTTGAAACCGCTCTGCATGGTATTGTTAAGCGCATATGTGCTATCGCAAATACCCTGCTGAATACCTCTAATACCATTCTGAATATCATTCAGAGCAAAGCCCTCATTGATATCTGCTCTGGTAGCCCATCCTTGGAAACCTGCACCATTTGTACCGTTTCCACCATTGCCGCCCCAGCCACCAAAGCCGCCGAAACCGCCCCAGCCGAAGATTGCAAAAATAAGGACAAGCCAGATAAGGGAAAAACCATCGCCGCCCCACATGTCGTTTGCACGGTTATTAGAGCCTGTAGCGGCTGCAATGTCGCTAAGACTATAATTTGAACCATTCATCATGTTTTTAGTCTCCTTAAATTTTATTTACAATAGGAGACATCCGCGGCTGTCATCCCAAATTGTAGCGATTTTAAATCACCCAATTATGGGGAAGTTATTTCATCCCTAAAAATTTTTCCAAAATTCCTTCGGGAGAAAAATTCTTTTCTTTAAATATATTTTGCTGAACTTGGTGTAATTGTTCTGTATCACCATGTTTGTATAAATCCAAAGCATTTTTCAATGTTGGATTGTTACCTGCAAATTTACTCATATCGTTCATCATGTTATCAACACTTCCGAACCTCTGAGAAATCATTTGCTGAATTTTTTGTTTCATTATTGTGTTTGGGTTGAAATTCATCTCTGATTACCTCCCTTCTGTGTCTTGGGCGGTTCAGATTGTATTGGCAATAATTCTTTAATTTCGGAAATCTCTGCGTGAACATCATCACGAAGTTGGTTAATCAGCGAAACAATATCAACTTGATTTGTCTTATTGCTTTCTGGTTGTTCTCCTTCATTTACAAGTCTATAAGTGAAAATTCGGCTTCTGCCATCTGCCTGTAACTGTTTTCGGTAAACTTCTGTACCGTCAGTTTTTGGATAATAGACAGGGTTTCCAGACATATCTACGTCTTTTGCCTTTACGGTATCAATACCATCAACCATCTGTCCTTGCAACATGGGGATTTGTGGTACTTGTGGCATTTGTTGTATTGGTTGCTGAATCTGTGCCTGTCCGTATGGCATTGCCTGCTGATAACTATTCTGCAATTGTGCTAATCTATCTTGATACGGCTGTATTTGTTGAAATGGTTGCGCAAAATACGGATTACCATACTGCATATCTCAAACCTCCCTTGTTTTTATAACTATATTTTACAATAATAAGAGGTTGATTAACACGCCACGATAACGCCATAAATACGCCACGTTTTATGAATACAAAGAAAAGCCCCGACAATACATCGGGGCGACTTTCATAATTTTCTTCTTTAATTTTCTGTTTATGCGGTCTACGGTTCTTGTGCTGTAGCCCATGATTTCTGAAGCTTCTGCAAGTGTTTTTTCTTCGTAAACACGCAATCGGAATAACTCTTTTTCTCTGGAATCAAATCCAGCTTCACGCAAATAGAAGATTCTTTCATCTTCCGAAAAGTCTTTATAATTATCCATTCCACCGTCCTCCCTGTTAGTGGAATCAATATTACACCGGGAAAATGCCTTTAAGAGCAAAACCTAAAACAATACCAATTATTCCAGTTATAACATAAGCAATAATTTTGTCCTGTAATTTTCCTGGCTTTTCCATGAGTGCTTTTAAATTGTCGTTCATTTCGTCAACTGTATCTTTGATGTGTCCCAGATCGTTGTTGTATAAAGCAATTTTCTGTTCTAGCGCATTGATACGATTAAAAAAGCCTTCATCCCTTTTGGAATGCTTTTCTTTCATCTCATGGACGGCACTTTCCAATTCTTGCAAGCGGTGTTCGTTGATACACTCGTGTTCACATCCCATCGCTATTCCTTTCCATCACTCCCATTTTTTAGATATTGCTTCTACCCACCTAATTTGAAGCACCCCTGCGATACGTGGGAGGATTGACGTATCACGCACACACCATCTTAGAATCCGATAAATGGAAAAACACCATGATTTACATAGATTTCAGTTTCGGAAGTCCAATTTCTGTTTACAGAAGATTCGGAATGTGATCCTTGGAATTCAGCTCCCTGTTTCACCAGAAAGAAAAGAGCCAAATCAAATATGCAATCATAGCAGTTTTCCATATCGGAATTTATTTTCTCATCACTGTAAGATGAAGGATAATTCCTTTTCTTCTTAAATGAACGAATAGCCCTCTTTGCCGAAAGAGGAATCATCCTCGCAGTTTCTGCATCATCTTCAAGATAATTTGTCAAATCCTCTATAAGCTGTTCGTCCATTTAATCACCTACCTTTGCTGAGATAAAATCTCTGATATTATTCCAGCCTTATTAGTTGCTGTCAGGGCATAGCCGTTATCACTTGCGAGTTGTCTTAACTGAGATACAGTCATATTAGATAACTCGCTTTCTGTATACTTATGTATTGATTCATTATAAACACTTGCTACAGATGGTGACTGGCTGTTTTCATCGAGACTATGCCCGGTTATTCCCCCGCCTTGGTACCGATAACGATACCGCCGTTAGCTTTTGGTGCAACAGGAACAAACATACCAGACGCTTTTGTCCATACTGCAACTGGGTCTGGTGTAGCCCACATGGAAAGAGTTACGAAAGAACGGTTCTCTTCCTGGATGAACTGTCTGTATTCCGTTTCCTCTGGAGTTACGCCCCAGAGACCAACACCGAAGGATCCGTCGGCATCTGCTTCATACAGAGTAAATACATCCTCTTTGAAGAATCTGGCTGTTTTCATAGTTCCATCTGCTTTTCTAAAATTGAATTTCTCATCACAACGATCAATTGTGATTTCATATTCCTGCATAAGCAGATTTGCAAGTTCCTGCTTTGTGAGAAGTCTCTTATTTGCAGCACCCAGAACAGCTGTCTGCATTGCAGTATTGTTCCGCATATAGTTGATCATTTTAAGAGAAGTTACAGCCTTGTTTACTACATAGCCATTGCCTTCTGCTACAGCTACCATTTTTTGGATATCGCCCATGATATCTGAATCTGGCTTAGACCAATCGGTAAGCGTTACTTTTGCACTTGCTGGAACTCCATAGTCAATTCCCATATCAACATGGTTCTCTTTGATTGTTACGGCACCGGTAGAAAGGAACTGTCCTTTCATAGCATTTGCTCTGGCAACAACGCCATCAAACAGGCCGGCTGCATCATTAAATACAAAGTTTTTCAGTGCTTCATTATCCGGCACGCCGTTTTCAATTGCCTGCTGCAATCTTTCAGATTGATTGATTTTCCTCTTGATAAAGAGCTTTTCGGTCAGGACTTTTTCAAATCCAGGTCTTGTACCGATTTCTGCTTCGGTATCAAGAGCATGAACAAATGCAACTTCCGGGAGATTCTGTCCAGCCATAAGTCTGTAATACTCTGCTTTCAGATACTGGGTTTTTGTATCTGGGAAAATGGTATCGAGGATACCTGGTCTTTTAACGCTGAAATTCTGAGAGAAATTAAGTCTTTCTTCTTGGGTGATTGATTCTAAAATATTAAATGGCATATTTCCTATACCTCCTTAAAATACTGGGTCTTCTGTGACTACAAAAACAATTCCTGCTTTTTCAAGCTCTGTTTTTGCAGTAGTGTCAACTGTTACTGGAAGTCTCTTTTCGAGAACACGTCCTGCGACAATCACGGAAATTGGTCTCTTGGTATCATCTGTCATATCAACATCTTCAAATACAATGCCGATTGCGCCTGTCGCATTTGTTGGATATACGGAACCTGCTTTAATAATTTTCTTAGTTCCAACTGTTTCAGCATTTGTCTGGTCTGCTGTGTAGGTTTTAAGTACAAGTCCGACCTCGGATTCGAGAATATTTGGAGTGGACTCATACTGCTCTGTTTTCATAAAAGCCATTATTTATATCTCCTTTACTTAAATATTTACAGGGGCGTTATCGTCCGCTGATTTAGTTTCCTGGTTCATTTTTGCTGAGTAAGCTTTTGCAAATTCAGCAGCATCGCTTTTCACTGTAGGTTTGCCGCCGCTACCACCACCCGGATTCGGAGTGTTTTCTAATGCTTCTTTCTCCCAAGCTGCTTTTGCGGTATCAAGTGCTGTTTTATTTGCTTCGGAAACTCCCTTGACAAAAGTTTCAACTTCTTTCATTACATCCTCAGATTTCTCACAAGGCATGGACGCATATGCTTTAATAGCACTTGCGTAAGTTTCGCTTGAAAGTCCTGCGTTTGCGAACATGGAAGTAATTTCACTGGTAAGGGCTTTTTTGTTGGATTCTGCAAGCGCAGCTTTCAAATCAGCTAACTCCTTATCCACTGCTTCCTTTTCTTTCTTGCGTTCAGCTTCTAGCCGTTCGGCTTCGGTCATGTTCTGCTTTTTCAACTCTTCCAACTCTTTTTCCAGGGAATCTGCTTTTTCAGCTTTTTCCTTCAGAGAAACATTTTTGTCTTTCTCTTTCTTAGTTTCAGCAGAAATAGAATCAAGAAGCTTAGAAACCTGTTCCTCGGAAGGTTCTGCAACTCCCATGCCGATAAGTGCCTGTTTTGCCTGTTCTCTTGTCATTGAAATCTCCTTTCTTCCAGTCCAATACGCTTTTTCAACACGGTTCGCTCCGCACATGGTCTGTACCCGATTTACGCTCACGGGCTGTTGCAATTTATTTGATTTTGGGTATTAAAAAAGAAGCCTTAGATTTCTCTAAAACTCCTTAAATAATCGAAATTTGGTTCATTCTTCGTTAGATGGAGAATTTGCCATTGGTTCTGTTTTGGACGGATTTTGAAGCTTTCCGTCAAGTAATTGCTGTGCTTTCTGCATTTCCGCTTCCGGGTCTGCCAGTTCCGGGTAAATAGTTCCCAGATACGGTAAACTCATTTCGTAGACTTTCTGCGGATCACTGAAAAGCCCACAAGTAATCAATGCAATAAGCGGATGAATTTTATTTTTGAACAGATAATCAAGCGCTTGTGCTTTTACAAGCATATTGTCTGTTGGGTTTCTGGTTATCTTCACATCGAAATCTCGTGTTGAGATATTAACATCATTTGATGTGCCACGGATAATATTCAGAATAATTCTGGCAGATTCCTTTTCAGCTTCCTTGGTGAATGCTTCTACCAATTTTGCATCTCTCTCTGCAAAATCCCATCCATTACGAAGGTATACAGCATTTCCTGTATCTCCTCCGCTATTGCTTTGTCGGTTTGGCATTGCTTCCACAATCAGCATATTATTGTAGATATCATCCTTTGCAACCTGGCTCTCTGATTGATTCAGCTCAGCTGTCATCAGTTCAACATCCGACTGACAGCCATTTCCGGTATCTTTAACAGAGATAGCACCAAGTTTTACCATTTTCAAAAACTCGTTTTCGTCTACCTCGCAGTTTTTAAATTTCATAAAGGCTTGCACAAACTGTTCCACGCCATTTAATCTATCAGACTGATATTTGTTAATTGCATCAAATAATGTGATTGCAATTTCAACATCTGAAAGTCTGTCGTGATTATTCGGACATTCAACAATAGGAATCCCGCCAAAACCATTGATGCCGTAGTTAGTTACTTTTCCATTCTTGATTTCAAAAAACTGGTTCTTTGAATAACATAAATAATATTGCTGTTCATCTTCATCTTTTAAAATCTGTACGGACAGCATTGGCTTTCCATTTCTCTGCGAATACACAATGTAGCAATCGCCTGGATATGGAATGAAGATTCTAAACGGTGGTAAATCTCCGTTTTTTGTCCAGTCCTCTTCTTTCAGAATAGCCTTATAGGAAGTTCCTGTTGCACTCTGGTATATTGCCCTTTGGATGTTTCTTGCATCTGCATTGGCTTCATCCAAATAGTCATTCAGAAGGTCAACTTGCTCATTTATTTTTTCATCTGCATTTTTCTTTTTACATACATATTGAATTGGCTCCCCACAAATCTGTCCAGCTTTAAATTTTACAGTTTCAAACGCGTGATTTTCAACCACTCTGTTATTAACTTCTGGACGGACTATTTTGTTTCGGTATAATATCGGCTGATCGCCTTTCATGTACCGATACAAGTAATCAATTAATGTTCGGTTTCTATTATGTATGCCAATTGTATCTGATACTACTTTTACTACATTTTGTGGAGTGATTCGGTCAACGCCTGTGTAGGCCACTTTTCGCCCGAACTCACCTCGGCATAAATCTACAAAATTCATTGTATTTCTCACGAGCCGAACCATCCTTTCTGAAAAATAAAAAGCACTGGATATTTTAATCCAATGCTCTACTTTATATTTTACACATATTGGCGGTATCATTCAGTATACTTCGGTATCATCTTTCAAAACCTTTTATCTTTTTTACTTCTGCCAAAGCTTTTAAGTGTTTTTTCTTAATATGTATTTCAGAATAACCCATCTCATCTGCAATGCGAACCAAAGATTTGTACTCAACATAGTGCTTAAATAATATGTCATATAGTAATGGGTCTTCAACCTGTTCTATAGTTCGGACTATTTCTTGTCTTTTTTGTAAAAATTCAGATATCATTTCTGAAATCTCTTCTCGCAGATCAAATATCTTCGCAATCATGTCTCCCATCGGATCACGTTTTACAGAAGTTTGCACCTTTTCCCCAACTGGAATTGCAGATACACTTGTGGAAAGAGAACTGAGCTGTTCTTCTTCGATAAGCTTGTTTTTGATTCTGTTATCATAATTTTCAATTTGTCGTAAATATTGAGCTGTAGTCATCATACTCTATCTCCTTCCCCACATAAAATTTTTGGTTGCTTTTACTTCTGCAAATCTTTTGCCGGCAAGCGTTATTGCAAGCTGCGTAACTCCATCGGCAGCGTCATCATGTTCATTATCACCAATATAGACGAATGTAGTTAATTCATCCATAGCCTTTTGATACTGTTTATTTTGATATTTCGGAGCCAAAAATATAAAATTTTGCTTAACATCCCCGGAATACTGATTTATTTTTTCTTTTTTTGCTTGTTTTGAAGGTGCTTTTGTACTGGTCGTGCTGCAAGCGTATTTATGTTCCTTCAACCGTTCATTTACATAATAGGCATACATATCTCCACCATTATTCGCTTCAAAATTAATGGATTGAATATTATTACCCATGATTCTTCCAACAACTAATGGCAATGTTCCTTCTTTTGGCGCTGTGCTAAAAATCCAGTCATATATATACACATCTCCATTTTCGTATTCTGCACCCACTGGCATTGATAAGCTATCGCCACCACCCCACGCAACATCGCAAGCAGAAACATTTTTAACAAATCCACCTTCTGGAAGAACGCCGTTATAATATCTCAATTCGTCAGCTGCAAACACAATTCCTTCACGTAAGAAGGGCTTTTGCTGATATTTGGCTTCCCATTCGTTAGCGTCTAACCTAGCTTTCATATCGACATAATATTTTGTTGAAAATCCAACGCCATACTCATAATCGAAATTCGATTTACCTTCATCATTCAAAGCTGGAATTTTTCTAAACCGATACATTGGATTATCGTGATTTAGCTTCTCGATTTTTCCGAGAGGGTCATATAAATTCCATCTAGTTCCAACCATAAGCTCCCTTGCGCCGTCAATCTTACGGTCAACCATCTTATTCAGATATTCTTGATATGTATTTTCTAATCGGGTGGGGCTTAATGAATGTTGTCTATCTCTTACAAGGTCATCCACGTACAAATACCCATCAGAAGAAATATCAACGGCACCCGTCCAAGTTCCTTCAATACCACGGCAAGTCATTGTTGCAAATCTGTCTGGCTTGTCCAGGTTTATTTCAAAATCATCAGCACTCTGTTTTTGAAGTTTCGACTGTGGAAAAATTTCACTGTAGTTATATTCCTGTGTATTAATGAGATTAAGAAGTTCTCCGTAAAATCCTTTTGCCAGCTTTCCAGAATGACCACCCATGGCACTATGGCTATTCGGTCTTTTACCCATTATCCAAGACATAAAGAAAATACACATAGTAGATTTTCCAACACGGCTTGGAAGCGATAAACCATAAAACTCTATCTTTCTTTCTTCCAAATCTTGTAGGTCTTGGGCTACCACATGTAGTGTTTTTCTTCGTGGAATATAAAATTTCTTGCTGTCTGGTCTATTTTTTTCCATATAAAGCAAGTAACTTTCAAATAAATGTGGTGCTTCTAGTAACAAATACTGCCAGTAGATATCATCAAAATCACCACTGCCAGTTAATGCGGCACACTTCTCTGCTATGTTATGTGAGTATTGACTTACTTTCATAGCCATTTTCCGTGCTTCTTGGTTCTTGTCGAAAGGAAGGTCAATATTCATATTTAAGAGCAAATCAAGGCAATCTTTTTGATTCTGATAGATTGTCATGTCACTACTGATAATCTGATTTAGGACCGTCCGATACCATTCAAGCGAACCTTCTGTGAATTTTTGCATAAAAAAAGCCAGACCTCCTTTCATTTTAGGATTTAGTCTGGCTCTCATGTGGCTCTCTTGACTTTTCTTTTTGTTTTTTGTATTCTAAATATTTTTCAAAACTATATTTTTCACAATATCTACAATTTTCTAATCCATCTGGTTATGGATGTATACACGGAATGTTTCTTAATTTGAACCATACAATTTAATCACTTAACTTTCTGCAAATTTCAATAAAATCTGACTTACTAAGTTCTTTCAGCTTGTCAGCATATTTTGGAAATTCATGTGTATATATCGGATGACCTAAAAGTTTTTCTGCGTATTCGTATGCAAGTTTTCGGTCATCCCCTGTAAGCATACAAATTCCTGTATAGGTTTCAATTACTACGGCTTCTTGTTTTGTCATACATATCCTTTCTTGATAAAATCATCTTTTTAATTCTGAAAAAATATTTTCAATTACTTTCCACTCTGCGAATACTGCCATAAACAGTAATGGTACTGCCGAAAATCCCCAATGATTTTCAACCATTATTTGAATTGTGGCTATCAAATAATCTGCTACCCACTTGAATATAATAAAATTCGCAATTATCCAACATATTTTTCTTGCCTTCTTCACTCAATAGACCTCCATTTATTTCCACGGTATATTATCATTTTCGTGTTCCAAAAAGAAATCAACCTTGTCAACATATCCTTTAGCTATCAGTTTTTTTACACAATCATCAACTCTTACAGGAGATGTATACCTTGTAAATTCATTTGAATATACAGTCTTGGCTGTAATATTTCCGCATATTTTGCATTTTTTTACAATATAAGCATTTATATGAGTACCATTTCCGTAATCTATTCTGTCATAGCATTTCCCAATTTCCTCATATAGGTGGGAACATTTTTCTTTAAACCAATTCATACATTCACCTCACTGGAATCCCTAATTGTTTGTAGGTAAATACGGCAGTGTACTTCTTCCCACATTTGTAGCAAGTTTCTGTAATGGTGCAAGTCTTTTCTTTATCATTGCATTTCGATTCTGTATCCGAACTTTTGAACTTGCATCCACCTGTCAAAATACATTTAATCCGTTTTGTGTTCATACATTCACCTCGAACTCTTTCTTACAGTTGCTACCCTTGCATTTTAACTTCAAGTGCTGAATCTTCGTGTTTGGGCTAATCAGAAGTGCTTTCTTTTGGCAAAAAGGGCAACAGGCGTATTTCACTCCATTGATATTCCTCAATAATGCCTGTCCATTCCACGGTTCGGGTGGGTTCATGTATTCAGAAAAATCTATTCCTTCGGATTCTAATGCTGACTTAATGCTCATTTATTTACCTTTCTATTTCTTTTATGCTTTATTGGTCTTCCCTCTTTGGCTGCCCTTTTTATCATTCGCCGCGCAACAGATTTAAAAACATTATCAAATTTCCGTTTCCCTTTTCTTCCAGCAATTTGTCTAAATTTTGGCTTTTTATTCATTTTTAAGCAGTTATTTGGTATTTTCTTAAAACCAATTTTCATGGCTTCTTCAATGCTTATTTTTTCTTGATCCATTAATTTTCCTCCGTTTCGGAATGCCATGCATTTTACGGAAATTGTTCTTGTTTATTCGATTTGGGGCAAATAGTGTCCAAAATAGTTCATCACTTAATTTACATTCAAATTCAATACTTAACGGCTTTCCTATGCTACAAAGTGTACCGTCCTCATTTCTGTGAAGAATACCGCCTTCGATAACAAAAGCACCATCCGAAATTGAAATCTCTGGTATTTATTCAATCACTTCACCATTACATGTAAAGAAATGCTTTAATTCTTTCTTTTCGTCCATATCAGCATATCCCTTTGTTTTTCCTTAAATTAGCGTATCGGTCAACCAATGTGTCAACAGTAACAGTTAACTCGTTGATTCTAATACAGTCATCCTGGTGGCGTTGTTCATACCATTCTATAGATGGATGACCAGTATCTACATTTTCAATTCCATCAATCGGAATCTTCCAGTTATCATTTTCAAGAAGCTTTTGGTTAAGTGTCTCCGATAAAGCTTTATAGTCCAGGATTATATGCTGTTTTTTCTCGCATTCATCAGCCAAACGAACAACTTCATTTTTCAACTGTTCTTCTGTCCAGTTTGCCATATCCTCAAATTTCATATTTACCACCTCTGTCTTCGAAAATTGTCTCTTCCAAGCATAAATTTTTCGGCTGAAAAATTATCCTCTACATCAATATGTGCTTCACGGTCTTGCACATCATATCCGTTTGAAGTTAATTCAAGTTTTGCAGTATATTCAGCGCCGCAATTGGTGCATTGCCATGTCACATTTAAAAAGAGTCCTTTTTCTATAAAAGGGTTTGTGAAATCGGCATTTTCACATTTCAATATTCCACCGCAAACAGGACAATTGCGTTTATCAAGTAAATCTAGCATTCAAATTCCCTCTTCTCCCTATGCTTCATCTGGCAGGCAATCATTTTAGCTATGTTTTCACGTTCCTGTTTTATTCCATGCCCTTGCCTGAATAACTCGCATTCAAGAATGTTTCCGCACTTGGAACATTCATCTTTTATTTCTTTCCCATATACCTCAATCATTTTCATCACCACAGTAAATCAGTAAGTAATTTGCAAGTTTTCTAAGGTCATTATTCCCATACAGGCGAATACCTTCTTTTAACCCTCTGTTAATTAACCAAACAGCTAACTTTATTGGTTCTACAGGTGGCTCATCTTGGGATTTTTCTATCCTAAAATCATCGATTAAACCACCTCTATTTATAAGTTCAGAAAGTTCACTCATCGGTACTATGCCTCCTTGTTTTCCATCTTCTTTTCCTTCCAAAACTCACAATAAAACTCTGATCCCGTAAAGTCTGCACAATATTTACTATCACCATTGAAACAAACACATGTGAAGTCATCATGTTTTCTGCAATTCTTACAACATTTTTCTTTCATAAATTACCTCGATTTAGAAAAATCCAGTGTGCCGACTTGAACGGCATAAACCTCCCAACGAGAAACACTGGAACTTTAAGGGGGAAAATGCAACTTCTGGCAATGGCAATTTGCCAGATAGAAACAACAGGAATCGAACCTGTGTCACATGATATTCAATATCATTGCTCTACCACTGAGCTATGTTTCTTTTTTCATCATAAAACGCTAAACTAGATGATTTTTTTAGAATCCCCGACTACCACTCCTCACGGGCATTGGTCTTATCTCTCTAAAAAGTTTTTGCACAAGATCGCTAGTGAGTTGCGTCTATATGCCTGCACGAATGCACACAAACGCATCCGCATTTATGTGCAAGAACTAACAATAGCTATGCTAAAGTAAGATATCCTATCTACACCTGGTAGATGGAATTGCAGGAGACGGATTCGAACCGCCGTTCTCAAGGATATGAGCCTTGCGAGATTCCACTTCTCTATCCTGCCGGAACCCGGAAAAACCGGGTTAGCAATAGGTTTATCGTGTTATGCTTTCCACTATCTACAAGTTTTAGTGCTGTAGATTCACTGGATATTTTTATGCGTCTTTGAACGGCATCTCTTGAAAACTCCTTTTATTAACGTGCGCTGCGTTAATGTTTTTAACTCCGAGATATACCAGCCGGGAAATCAGATCCATTTAGGCTACGCCGTATCGCACCTATAAATTTACCTAATCCACACGCTCAACTGGAAGTTTTTTCCACCCATATTACGGATGAATGGCATTTAGAAGAAATGGAAGCTCTTGGATTCGGACCCAGGACTTACGGCTTATGAGGCCGTTGCTCTTACCGCTGAACTAAGCTTCCTAAGATACCGAATTATTTGACCGCCATGACAAACAATCCGGCACTGTTGCAGTTCTTGACCGCCAGCTGCAACAAAGGTTTTCTGAAACGCTTTTGGATTTCAGAAAGTCTTCCGGGACATTTGAAGCCCCTTTAATCAGCCCCGTTGGGCTAGAAGGCCGAAGCGAAAGTTGTATGAAAAAGAAAAATATTTGCAATATGATAAATATTGCAAACTGGGCTAGCTGGATTCGAACCAGCGAATGCAGCAGTCAAAGTGCTGTGCCTTACCTCTTGGCGATAGCCCATTATCACCCGGGCGCACCATTAAAGCCCGGGGAAATCGTGATATATAAGTTTATGTAATTAGTATAATAAGTAATTAACACTTAAGCTACTCTGGATGCCTCGACTTATCACTTTCATAGGTTTTCCCGAGCCTACATGGATTAAGTCGAAGCGGCGCTTTTATGAATTTAACCCTTTCGATTAACTCAATCGGGATAATTCCAATTGGAATTGGTAGATACATGGGGTTCTCCTCTTATTCTGCAAAAATCCAATCCTCTGCTAACATATCTGCTTGAGATGCAAGCCATCCCATCTGTACGCCAGATGTTCCGACAAAAGCAATGGCTTTGTTTCCGATTGCATCATGTTCACAATTTACAATTTCATTATCAGCAGTCTTATATGAAATTCCAGTGGCAATCTGAATGTACTGTTTCTTTCCATTCCAGCCTTTACGAGACACTTTAAGTCCTCTTTTCAGATAACGGATAGCGTCACCAAATCCAAATGTTGACTGACCACCAAGAACACCACAGTTATTCTCATCAGCAATCATCCAGTCATCTCGCTGTGTGTGCATGAAAGTATATTCTACTCTCTGTGTTTCACGGATATCGAGAACTGCTCCCTGGCCTTGATCGGAATCTTTTGGTCTGCAATGAATCATAATCGTCTGTTTTTCATCGTCCCAACACCAGTAACCATTCCATCCTGGAAGTTTCACTTTTGCTCCCTGTTTCATAAGTTTTAATGCTTCTGAAAATTTCATTTCTATATCCTCCTTTACCTCGTGCAAATTAAGAAAATATTCAGTGCGAAACATATTTCTAAACAAATACAGAATAAAATCTGTATTACGCTTGTCTTTCCTTCTTCGTCCAGTATGGCTAAAGTACCGGCAAGAACCAGAACGAAAAATGCAAGATTTACAGCTGTTCCGATTACATTAAGTGCATTCATTTTCTTTTTCCTCCCCAATTAAGAAGTCCAGAATTTTTTCTGCAATCTCTTCCTCTGGCTCAAATGGCATTCCACAGTAATTGTATGATTCTAAAGCCGATTTTAGGCTTGCTTTGAATCCATTGTAAATTTCTCCATGTTGTAGTAATTCATGCCTTAAAACTAAAATTGCATCAGTAATTGATTGAGAAGTGACACTGATTTGTGCCAAGCACTCCATTTCAATGTCTGGAACAGCCATCATTTTAAATTCAACCACTGGTATTTGATCTACTGCGGTATGAAAATTTACTGATTTCACTCTTGGAACTTCATTTCCATCAATAAAGTATTTTGTACCAAGCCAATCATAAGGGTTGGGGTTTGTGATTTTCACTATCGGCATCTTTGTACCCCTTTCTTTTAGTTTCACAGTAGAGAAGAAGGTGTTTCGCAATCTCTTCCAACTGTAGAATGTCGTATTTTGGAATTTCCCATGTTTTATGCTCCAATAACGGAGACAGTGGAATTTTCTCAGTCGGTAGTTCGTTAGTTACTGTGGCATTGATAAGCATAGAGGCTACATCAATGGGAGATTCGGGAATACTATCCTTGTTATCACTTATTGGTGCGTATAGCATGGATAACTTTTTCCATTCTCCGTTTTCCTTTGAAAATACTTCTCCGTTTTGTACTTTAAGTAATCCAGTAGCACATCTTGGAATATACTCTTCTTTTTCACACGAACGAACATCATTCCCGATACTGTATAAAAAACAATTCATTATCCTTCTTCCACCTCCCCAAAATATTTCTTGTAAAGGTCAATGTCTTTCCTTCCCAATAATATCTTTATATTTTCTTTGTCTTCAACTTGCAAAGAGCCATAAGCAATATGTACCCACGTTGTTATTGTATTTTCTTCTTGGTTCTCTTCTCTATAGCCATTGATAACTGTAAATGCTGAAAACCAATTTCCCATCTGCACATATTCCACTCGAATGAACAACTATATTGTCTTTCCTTATGCGTTTGGTATCTGCATTCGGGAATTTCTTTTCGTATTCTTCTGGAACTGAAACGCCTTTTTTATTTTTTGAAAAAAATTTAAGCACGTCTTTTCCTCCCGAAATATTCATCAACTGCCTGTCTTACAATATCAGATGCGCTCCTGTCTGTCCGGTTCTTCTCTTCCAGGAGCCTTTTTTTCTGTTTTTCGGAAAATCGGATGCGGATGGATTCGGATTGTGGGTTTGGTTTCATAAGCACTTACCTCAACTTACAATTTCAATTGGATATCCTAAATATGCTTCCAACTCTGAAACAGTCAGTTTACGTGGTTTCTTTATTTCAACATCAACACGCTGTATGATGTTGTCTGTTGTCTTTGCGATTGCCTTTCCAGTATAACTTTCAAGCTCTTCGTTTGCATATACATTCAAATGTTCATATCCATATGCCCGGCACCATCTTGCAGCTGAATCAGTAATTTTTTTAAGTTCTTCCAGTTCATTACCGAATATCTCTGAGTATCTGATAGCATTGTTTAGATCACTCGTACATACAGGGACAAGAGCCACAACATGTTTATACGGACTCCCGATAAAACGAAAGTATCTATGTGATTCCATTGCTTTTTCGCCTTTTGGCAAGTTAAATCCTTGGGCTATTGCTTTTTTAAGCAACTGTTCTGATTCAACGTTATTTTCTGTAACAATACACTTGTTTGTAAAATCAATCATCTTTATCCCCCTCCAAGAGTTTATATAGAGTGCTTCTTGAAACTCCTATAGTCTCAGCAAATTGTGCTTTTGTTATTTCTCCCATTTGCCAACTTCGTTTGGTTTCTTCAAAAAGGTCTTTGTTTATCTCTTTTTTGGAACGACCTTTATATTTGCCCTGGGCTTTTGCAATTGCAATACCTTCTTTTTGACGCTGCCGAATATTTTCTCTTTCTCTTTGTGCTACATATGAGAGAAGCTGCAAAACTATGTCTGCGATCAGTGTTCCTGTCAAATCTTTGTTTTGCGTAGTATTAAGCAACGGCATATCCTGTACAATGATATCTGCTTCAATCTCTTTTGTGATTTTTCGCCATTCAGCAATAATCTCTTCGTAGTTTCTTCCAAGTCTGTCAATCGAATGGATTATCAGAATGTCACCTTTATGAAGAGAAGCAATCATTTTCTGATACTCTGGACGATTAAAATCTTTCCCGGATTTTTTGTCCATATAAATTTTTTCAACACCATCAGTTTTCATTGCTTCAATCTGTCTCGCTTCATTCTGCTCTATTGTTGATACCCTCACGTAACCTATTTTCATACATAATCCCTCCCGTTTATTTATAAGTCAATTATACACGTACTCGAGTATTATTTCAAGTGTTTTATACTCATTTATGAATATTTTTATTGACTATTTAAACGGTTTTGATTATGATTACATTAATAGGAGGTGATTATATGGTTTCGGATAAAATAAAACAAATTATGAAAATGAAGAAGGTCACCAACGTTCAATTAGCTAACCATCTGGGTATGCTTCCACAATCTCTTGCAAACAAATTTTCGAGAGGAAGTATATCTGCCGATGAGTTAATTCAGATTCTTGACTTCCTGGAATGTCAACTTATAATCGAACCTAAACCAGATGTCTTAATCAAATTAACAACTGACGATATCAAAAGGGAGCCGTAATGGTTCTCTTTTTTTACTTTCTAATCAATCCTTGCCCTTGAAGTAACAGTCTAAATGTCTCTTTTCCTTTTACGGTTATGTATGTCTGGACGTTTGAATAGCCAAACGGTGTTGAAAAATCTTTCATCTGGAAAAGTCCAGCTTTCCTATACGATTCATAAGGCTTGATAATATTATGCCGATCACGGTAAATATAACCATTTTCCGTAAGCCACTTAGTAAACGCTTTAGGTGGGATGTGAAATTCCTTTGCTGCATCTCGAAAAGTTGTAAGAAGTCTATTATCTATCAGACTGTCGAAATAATCAGCCTTTGGTTTCTGTTCCCTTACTTTGGCTTCAAGTTGTTGCTTTTCTTGCTGTTCCTCAATCCACCGTTTAGCACGTTCTATCGGGTCTTCAATTTGGTAGGAATCCTGTTTCTGAACCATCTCGTATTTTCCAGTTCTTCTGATAGAAGGAAGGACTTCCGCAGTAACCCAATGTTTAAACCTTTTCGCAGATTCAAGTTTGCTTGACAGAATAAGTGAGAATAAACCACTCTCATTTATTACAATCGTTTCTTGCACTCCACTATTTGATGGGAGGCTACATTTTAGGGCGTCCTCCTTGTCTACGTGGCTTGCAATAGCATTTCTCTCTTTTACATATCCTAAAGCCTTGGCTACATCAATTCCAACGAACCAAGGATTTCCATCTATCGTTACTGTCCTTACATTTCCAAATTCTGGATTGCTAAAAATCATCATATCATTCATTCGTTGTACCCGCCTTTCTTGGTATTGCCTTATTTTTAGTATGGCAGAGAAACAGTTAAGGCTTACTGCTTGTCGTGTTCGAATCACTATCACTGCCATATAAGGAGAGCTTTTTTGTTTTTTCGAGCGGTTTCGGTGGTAACTACCGCTGACTGAGGTTTTATATATACCCCCTCCCGGTCATCCAGTGCGGACGCTGGCAAGTCAGCCCGCCGCCCCATGGGTTCCCGCTTCCCTGGTTTAACGCTGACCTTTAAGGGCCTGCGGCAGTAATCAAGGGAATGCTATGCAAAATCTATTGTAATATTGCACAAAAAACAGTGTTTTATAAAATGTCTTTTTAGGGTGTACCCTATTTGCACATTGCGTATTACTAGATATAGAATCCGTTTCTTCACAATCACAACATATAGTGTTTTTACTGTTATAGCTCCGGTTTTTCCATCTCTGGAAGCTCCAGCGCCGCTTTGTGCTTCTCCGCGATCTGCTGGGCTGTCTGCTGTGGTACTCCGTATTGCTGCGCGGCTTGTACTGGTGCAGTTTCTGCCATTCCATAGGCGGCTTTTGCAACAAATATCAAATTCGCATTTGTTCCGGTCTGATTATGTAATCTATTGATTGCGCAGTTTTTACAAATATCAAACCATTTTTTAGCCGTGTCACCATGTGATGAGTTTGTTCTATACACTCCATTCATCCAGTCAGTAAACGTTGTACGATTAATCCCAACTAAAAAGCTAAATACTTCTAATGTTGGCAATACATGATATTTACTGCATAATCTCACATAAGTATTAAACATTTTATCTAATAGCTCTATATTGTCATTACTTGGCTTTTGTATATGATCTGCAATATAAAAAATCATATCTACAAAGCTATCTGATACCTCTTTTTTGTAGTTTTCGTTATCTGGTGATATACATAATACAGTATTTATATATTCATCAGCATATATATTAATATTATCTAAATAAATATCTACGTCTTGTACATTTACTGTATTATCTTTCATATTATCACCTCACTTTAACACGTTAATTTATAAATAAAAAAAAGAGAATGTCACCAGGTAAAGCTTATTCCCGGAAAACTTCCGGGTGTTCGGGTACATTCTCTAAAACTCAAATTAAAAAAATATTCTGTTTTCTTTGTTGCTGATACCTTAGCACAGTTTTTAATATCTTGTCAAATTTAATTTTGCATAAAATAAAACCCTTTATTTTGTTAGTAATTAATAAATAACAATTGGGGTATTATATTATAATCTTTATTTATATTTATATCTTATATATTATTATACGGTACTGTATAGCATATCTTTTAATAAACTCCAGCTTTAGGAATCTAGGAAGGGCAGAGGCTGAAAGTACACAGAATCGTTAATCAAATAACACGCATAAC